GAAGGGAGAGGACGATGAGTGACGTGCGAGTGGGGCGTGTGTCAATTTTCCCCAAAAGCCTTTCTGGTTATATCGTGGGCGAATTCCGAGAGAACGAAAGGGGTTTGTGGCATCTTGTCCCAATTGATGTTTGGGAGGAACAACAATCCGAGATTGAGCGGTTGCGGGAGTCTGCGATTTATCACAGCGAATCTCTCGGGGTGGTCACGAATGCGAGCGGGTGGGCCTCAATCGCAGAAGAAAAGCAAGCCGAGATCGAGCGGTTGCAGGCCGAGAACAAGCAGCTCCGCGAAGCCGAGTGCGGTGTCTGCGGGCGGTCGTTGCCGCCCGATGGGGACTGCCATGGTTGTCGAGCCGACCGCGCCGAGGAGCGGTTGTGTGCGGTGGTAAATGGCGTGTTTCTCGCCGCCCGGCACGGGAACGTGCAGCTCGCCGTCGCGGAGAACATGGCAGTGCTGGCCGGGTACGAGCGGTGTGGCTGGTGCAATGGCGAGGGATGGATTCAGGATAACGAACGAAACGAGGAGCAGCCTTGTGACTGCATCCACGGCTGGCGACCGAGGGGGGATTCATGAGTGAGAAGCGGTGGCATGGATGGGGATGGGGTCCGCTCCGGGTCGACCTGGACGCGGATCTCTCTCTACTCAGTGTGTTGAGTAGAGTCGCCGGGCTCAGGATCCGGTGGACCGGCGTGACGTTCAAATGGTTCAGCGTCGGCGTGCTGTGGCGTAGCAGGGTGCGCGATGAGTGACGGCGCCGAGGAGGATGGGTGTCTCGCGGCGCTGGTGGGGTGGGCGGTGGTGTTCCTCGTGATGACCGCATGGCTGTGCTGCGGAGGTGTGGCGTGATGGAGGGGGATCGGTGCGTAGTGGTGGTGATACCAGGCCCCCCTCTGGCTCAGCCACGGCCCAGGATGACGACGGTGAGCGGGCATGCGAGGGCCTACGAGCCGGTGGAGGCGCGGAGCTGGAAGGGCGCAGCGCAGGTGCATATGCGGCAGGCGCTCGAGGAGCAGCTCGAGGATGCCGGCGTGCCCTACGGGCCGCAGGAGCCGGTAGGGGTGTGGATCGACGCGGAGTTCGCCTGCCCGAAGTCGGACTGGCGGAAGCGTAAGCCAAGGCCGATGCGGTTCCACACGAAGCAGGGCGATCTCGACAACATCGTGAAGGCGGTGCTCGACGCCGGCAATGGGGTGCTCTGGCACGACGACAAGCAGGTGGCCTCGGTGAACGCCTGCAAGGTGATCGCGGAGCAGGGATCGCCGCCGAGGGTGGTGCTGATCGCAAAGGCGCTCAAGGAGTAGGCGGTGGGGAAGCGTAGCCGACACGCGCACGCGATCTCCCCCGAGCTGCAACGGATCCTCGACTGGTACTTTGAGCAGAAGGACGATCCGAGCATCCGGTCGATTCTGCTCGACACCGGGCCTCATCAGTGTCCCTACTGCGAGGTGGAGATCGGCGCGGTCCACAAGGTGGGGTGCCCGATGGCCGGGAAGCTGTTCGCCGGGTGCGTGCGCCGGCGCAGCCGGGGCGACGAGCCCGCGGAGGCGATCATGGCCCGACGAATGGCGGCGGTCGGTACGGCGCTCGGGCGGCTCGAGGAGCGGGAGCGGGATGCGGTCGAGGTGGCATGGACGTTCCGTCGGCAGGCCGATTGGTGGCGCTCGGAGACGACGAACCGGGGCCGGATCGAGCGCAGGACGTCGAAGGCGCTGCCGGAGTACGCGGCGGCGCGGGCCTCGAAGCGCGAGGTCGCGGCGTTGGCGCGGCACTACCGGCAGGAGTGGGATCGGACGAAGCGTAAACCGATGTGCAAGACGGCCCTTGAGAAACTCGAGGGCGAAAGGAGAAGGGGAGCGATATGGTGACGTCAGAGGTCGAGACGACCGGCGTGATGATGAAGGTGTACGGCGAGAAGCTGCTCGAGCTGCTCAAGCGCGTCGAGGAGCTCCAGGCCGAGAACTCGCGGCTTGCCGAGGCGAAGCAGAGGATGCAGTTCCGGCAGGAGACGTGTGCCAAGATCCGTGACAGCTACGTCCAGCGCGTAGTGCGTCTCGCCAAGATGGTCGAGCAACAGGCCGAGGACGAGGGGCTGTGGGCCATCGCGGAGACGGCGACCGAAGCGTACCTTCAGGCGGCGCTCCGCAGACTGCACGCAGTGATCGAGGGAGAGGAGGAGCCATGAGTAGATTCTTCATTTTGTGGGCGGTGCTCGTGATCGGCTGCGCTGTGGCTGTGGGCGTGGTCGTATTTCTGTGCTGGCTCATGAGGACTCTCGATGAGCGATTCGGAGGGTGGGCCGTGGCGCTTGCCGCGATCGTCCTGGGCTCGGCTTTTGTGGCGTTTGTGCTCACGAGACCGGGGGTGCTCCCATGATCCCCTTCGTCCTCGGCGTGATCGTTGGAGTGTGTGGGGCCGTCCTCGGCCTGGCCCTCAGGAGAGCTGCTACGAGGGGAGATCGCGATACTGAAGCAGCGATGTCGTCCGAGAATGGCCAGAACCCCGCTCAGATGCCCTCAGGATCGTTCGCAGAGTCGCAGATGGGTGATGAGGCAACTTTGCCACGTGGCACAGTCTGCCCAGGCATAGAGCGCGATTGTGAGGGGGGTGAGGGGCCTCTGCCGACCCATGTGTGGATCGAGCTTATCGCGCCGGGCCGTCGCGTGGGGACGCGGCGGCAAGCTGCGGAGTCCTTGGCCCGCCGCTGGTGGAAGCTGATGGGGCTGCGAAACCCCTGGCCGGAGTGCTGGACGACGTGGGACGAGGAACAGGCGCTCGGGACACCAGCCTGCGAGGACCTGATCGAGAGCATGGAGATGTTCCTGCTCGGGAGGCCGTGGGAGCCGCTGAGGCCGGCGAAGAAGTACCAAGACATGAAAAACCCCGCCGAAGCGGGGGAGGGGGAAGGGTAGGGTAGGGAGAGGGGTGTCAGGAAGGTCGTATGGTGATGGCGCTCATCTACCGCAGAGCAGGCAGACACCACGCCTGCCGGAGAGTAACCACCGCACCCACGTCCCCGGCGCACGCGGCGTCAAGGACGGTCTCGTCGATGTCGTAGTCCGATGGCTGGCGCGCCGCATGTGTGATCGACTCATCCGTTGCGGGCGTGCCATCTCCCCACGCACCACGCTCCTCACATAGTGCTCTGATGATGGTCTCTCGGTCGGTCATGATGTCATCCTCCTTTCTCGTCGCTCTCCCGGAGTCCGTCCGGTGCGGGCACCTGCCAGGGCTCACGGTCGTACCACCAGATCCAGCCCTCCGAGCCGATGCGGTACGCCTCACCGATCACGGCCCCGAGGTCGTTGATGGCCGTCGCCTCCAAGCGGTCGCGGTGGCAGGCACGGAGTACGCGCTCCAGCTCGACGAGGCTCTGTGTGCGGCGGATGCAGGAGCCGCCGCGACGGGTGCGGTGGCGGATGGTGATGCTCATGAGGCCCTCCTCATGCCTGGAAGTCGTGAGGTCCGAGCCCGTAGCTGTGGGCCAGGGACTCGTTCTCCTCGCGGGTCGCGGTGCGAATGCACTGGACCGCGATCTCGACCTCGTCCTGGAATTGGTCCCGGCTTAGGCCGTCGAGCGTGGGGTGCTCAAGGCGCATCCACGCCTCGATCCACCGTGGGTTCTCGCCGACGTACCCGAGACGGGCAGCGGTTTGACGGATGAGTCGGTTGTACATGGGGCTCCTTTCCGGCGGCTCCAGCCGCCTCGGCGACCGTCCCGGGTGTTCCACGCTGCGTTGTACAGCCCCGGAACGGCCCCCGAGGGGGCTGGTGCCCCCAGGGGTTAGTCGGTCTTCCTGATGGTGGTGTAGTCATCGCCCCACATGAGGATTGAGATGTTGCGTATCTCGGTCCAAGTCTGCCGACTCGTCCGCTGCACCCGCGCAGCGAAGTCGTCCGCTGCGTTATGGAAGGTCTCGTGGTAGCCCCCATCCACGCGGTATGAGCTGCGATGGTACGAACGGCGAGGCTCCGGATGCACCTCGTACCAAACAACCCAAGGCGTAACGGAGTCCTCGGGATCTTGATAGAGCACGACTCGGAACCACTCGGTGGCAGGTTGCTTGATGAGGGCCGTGGTCATAACGAGCTTCATGGTGTACCTCCTGAGCATCAATATAGGACGTTTTGAAACATGATGCAACACTGCGACGTGGGAAAGTTGCAAATGCGCCGAGTGTGACATACGTTCTGATTAGCTTCGAGAGGTGTCATCGAGGGCCGGGCGAGACCCGGCTCTCGGTGCGTTTGGGAGATGGCTGGTAGATCCTCCACCAAAGTCAGCAGCGCAACGCGCACGCGGGTAAAGCGGCAGGCGCAGTTCCTCGAGACACTGCGGCAGGGCCTCTCCGTGACCGCCGCCGCGGCAGCGGTGGGCTGGGATCGCTCAAGGGCCTACCAGTGGCGCAAGAAGGATCAGGCGTTCGCCGAGGCGTGGGATGTGGCGCTCGAGGCCGGCACCGACCGTCTCGAGGACGAGGCGTACCGCCGTGCGGTGGAGGGGATCATCACTACGCGGTACACCAAGAACGGGGACGAGTACACGACCATCAACTACTCGGATCGGCTCCTCGAGCTCCTCCTCAAGAGCCGCCGGCCCGAGCGGTACCGCGAGCGGTACGACGTCGAGACCACCGGGGAGACCAAGATCACCGTCAACCTGCGTCTGCGGGAGCCCGAGGATGGGGCGAGCGAAGAGTAGCCGCAACCTCGCCGAGGTGGAGTACGAGCACGACGGCTCGCGGCCTCAGATGGACTTTTGGTCGTCGCCGGCGAAGTTCCGGCTGTTCACGGGGGGCGTAGGATCCGGCAAGACGCGGGCCGGCGCTCTCGAGGTGCTGCGTCAGCCGCCGAAAAGCATCGGCATGGTCGTCGGCCCCAACTTCCCCCAGCTCCGTGACTCCACGCTCATCACCTGCAAGGAGCTGTGGTGGGACGCGATCGAGCCCGGGTCCTGGCGCACGAGCCCGTACCCCGAGTGCCGGCTCCGCAACGGCACGAAGATCCTCTTCCGGTCAGGCGACGAGCCCGACAGCCTGCGCGGCCCGAACCTCGGGTGGTTCTGGCTCGACGAGGCCGCGCTCATGAAGGAGCTGACCTTCGACATCATGGTTGGCCGGCTGCGCCTGGCCCCGGGCCGTGGCTGGGTGACGACGACTCCCAAGGGTCTCAACTGGCTCTACCGCACGTTCATCACCAACGCGGACGCCGACTACGCGGTGTTCCGGTCCTCGACCAAGCTCAACCCCTTCCTCCCCGATGGCTACGTCGAGTCGCTCGACACCAGGTACAGCGGGACGTTCAAGGCGCAGGAGCTTCACGGGGAGTTCGTGGAGTGGGTCGATGAGCCCGCCTACCTCGGCTTCGACCGCCACCGCAACGTGGCCTCGGATCTGCTCGACGAGTACCGTGCTCGGCTCCCGCTGCGCCTGTGCTGCGACTTCAACGTCCGCATCATGGCGTGGCAGGTGGTCCAGGTGATCGACGAGCGGCCTCACGTCCTGTGTGAGATCGCTCAGGCGTACCCCACCGACGTCCGCAGGATGACGCAGGCGTTCCGCCGGCTGTTCCCGGACCACAAGGCCGGCGTCTGGATCTACGGTGACGCCTCGGGCCGCAACCGCAGCACGCAGACCGGCGAGAGCGACTACGACCTGATGCTTGAGGAGCTCGCGCACTACCCCTCGGAGGTTGAGTTGATGGTGCCGCGGGTGAACCCGCCACCTCGAGACCGCATCAACGCGGTCAACCGGATCCTCAACCCGCTCCAGGGCTACGCGCCGGCGCTCATCGACGCGAGCTGCGAGTGGCTGCTCCACGACTTCTACCAGTGCCGCTGGAACAAGACCGGCACCGACGTCGAGAAGGTCACTGACCCCGAGGACGAGAAGGCGCTCCTCACCCACGCCTCGGACGGCTTCGGGTACTTCGTGGTCATGGAGTACCCGGTGGACGACGAGCTGCCCCGCATCGTCCTCGAGCAGCAGGAGCACGCACAGTTCCGGTCGCGGCTCCAGCAGCAGCGCGTGGACCCGGTGTTCACCCAGGATCTCTACGGGGACATCAGCACGCTCGGCGACCTGCCCTATTGAGAGGAGACCAATGCCAGAGCCAAAGAGAACCCTCGGCGATGTGGTGCGGCGGGTGCTCGGCAAGGGCAAGAAGCAGCCTGCCAAGAAGCCCGTCAAGAAGCAGACCCGGGAGGAGATCGTGGACCAGGGCAAGCGGGAGATGAAGCGCATCCAGGAGCGCCTCGAGCTCGAAAAACAGTTCGGTGTCACCCGCGGCGGGGGCCGGCGATGAGGCTCGCGGTCTTCGACTCGCTCCGGGCGTCACCGTATCGCATCGTCTACGACATGGGCCACGGCGTCACGATGGAGTGCGATCACTCCCTCGGCTGGGCTCCCGACGATGTGGCTCACCGCTGGATCGCACGCTTCCTCATGCTGTGGGAGGAGCGGACCCAGCCTCACATCATGATCCTCGACGACGGACAACGGCAGGTAGTGACACCTGTCATGGAGGCATAGATGCCAGGAACATCGAGAGGCCAAAGCGTCACCATCAAGAACGGGGAGACCGTGTCCGACACGCCCATCGAGATCAACGGCCACGACGACCTCGTCGGCCTGGACTTCCCGGCGGCGTTCACCGGGGCGACCATAACCTTCGAGGCCGCAGACTATGCCACCGCGACGCCCGCCGCCCTGCACAAGGAGGGCGCGGTCTACACCATCAACGTCACCGCTGGCGTCGTGACCAGCCTGGACGCGAACGTCTTCCAGGGTCGTCGCTGCGTGTGGGTGAAGAGCGGCGCCGCCGAGGGCGATGATCGCATCCTCATTCCCCGGTTCATCGAACGGCGATGAGGCCCGGCGGCATCGCTGCCATCTTCGGCCTGCCGGCCTTCGCTGCCGGCCTGTTCCTCGGTCTCGCATTTCTATGGCTCCCCGACCGCGCATGGCACCGCCTGGTGTCATGGTGCGCCTGCCGGTGGGCCTGAGTGAGGTGCATCATGTCCATCGTCAACCGACGCCGATTCATCGTCGCCCTGCCGGCGCTCGTCGCTGCGGCCTGCGCCACCACCAAGGGTGGTGGCATCGCGGTCGTGCAGGCCAACGGCGGCACCGTGCTCATCGAGAAGGGCTCGGGCTTCCGACTCGTCTGCGGCGACTGCGGCGCGGTGGCGAATGCCATCATCGCCGACAACGAGACGCACTATGCCATCGCCCTGGAGACGGACGTCAAGGCGTCGCAGGTGCTCCGGCAGCGGGTGCCGTTCCCGTTCGTCCCTCGCCAGAACCTCGAGCCTCCCTGTCGGGTGCCACAGCTCGACGGGATCAGCGCGTGAGGTAGCCCATGCCAGACAACGCCTTCCAGGTCTCCAACGACGCCAAGATCAAGGTGCGCCCGCGGCCCGTCGAGCAGCTCCTCCAGCATGACGGCCAGGGCAAGGGCGGCGGCATTCATGCCAAGATCCTCAACGAGCTCGTCCGCATGATCGACGCCGGCGTCGAGCACATCGAGAAGCGGTATGACGACTGGACGTTGGTGGACTACTCGATGCGGATGTTCATCGACCTCGACCGCCCAATCCAGCACCCGGACGGCACTGAGGACACCACCGGCGCCGAGATGCCGTTCAAGCGGGCGATCGTCATCCCTATCACCTACGCCAACCTCATCAGCCGCATGGTGCAGGAGTACGCGCTCCTCACCCAGCGCGATCCCTTCGTTCACTACGAGGGCCGTGACTCCCAGGACCATCTTCGTGCCCGGCTCCACGAGGCGGCGATCCGCTACGACAACGAGCAATCGATGCTCGATCTCCAGCTCTGGCAGAACCTCTTCGACGTCGAGCGGTACGGCATCTGCGGGATGCACGACTGTTGGTGCGAGGAGTGGGGATGGATCTACCTGCCTGGCAGGGTCGGCCCGCAGTACGCGACGATGCTGCCTCCCGAGATGCGCTACCTCGCCGAGCAGCGGCGCGAGTGGAGCCTCCGCAAGGAGTACGTCCGCTGGGATGCCATCAACCCCCGGCGCCTCCTCCTGGACCCCGCCGTCCCGAGCTATGACGTCCAGCGCATGATGTTCGCCGGCTGGTGGGATGAGGAGGTGCCTTGGCTCGACCTCAAGACCGCTGAGCGGCCCGAAGGCCCCTACTTCAACCTCAAGGCGGCACGCGAGCAGGGCTCGTTCCCCGGCGATGACGACACGCTCACGGCCTCGATGCGGGACTCGACGAGCCACGGCGACGAGTTCGCCAAGATGCCCCGCGGCCACATCTACCGCCTGTGGGTCCGCTGCATCCCAAAGGAGTGGGGTCTGTCCGACGTTGAGCGGCCTGAGACCTGGTGGTTCGAGGTGTGGAACAAGGTCGTCATCGTCCGGGCGCATCCCCTCGTGTACCAGCACGGCGAGATCCCGATCGGCATCGGCCAGCTCGACCCCGACATGCACGCCGCGTTCACGCCGGGCATGGGCGAGCAGCTCCGCGGGCTCCAGGATCTCACCGACTGGATGGCCTCGAGCCACGCCACCCAGGTCCGTCGCACACTCAACGACGAGGGGATCTTCGACCCCTCGCTCATCAACGCCAAGGAGATGCTCCAGCCGAAGCCCGGGCGGTGGGCCAGGCTCACCCCCACCGGCTCGCGGCTCCTGCGGCGCGGGCTCCTGCCGATCGACAGCATGTACTCGCAGAAGAAGATGACCGACATCACCGGCCATCACATGGAACTCGTCCAAGCCTACTTCTCGTTCGCACAACGGGTCTCAGCCGCCGCCGACACGATCCAGGGGATGCCGCTGCCTACCAAGCGCACCCTCGGCGAGGTGGAGCAGGTCACGGGCATGGGCACCATGCGGATCGGCACCACCGCACAGCTCCTCGACCGGATGCTGTACGGCCCGCTGGCCCGCCGGGCGATCTCCCTCCGGCAGCAGTTCACGTCTCAGGAGCAGCGGGTGCGGCTCACGGGCCGGCTCCAGCAGCAGCTCGGCATCGACTCGGTGAACATCGACCCCCGGCACCTGGTCGGCGAGTACGACTACATCGCGCACACCCCGACGATGGCGGTGGACCCGGCGCGGCAGGCGGCGATATGGGGCCAGTTCCTCCAGGTTCTCGCCGGCGCGCCGCAGCTCCTCATGCCCGACCCGATGACCGGCAAGCGGCTCGACGTCCACGCGGTGGTCGATGAGTTCATGAAGGCTTCGGGCGTGCGCTACCTCGACAGCTTCTACAAGCAGGTCGCCAACGCGCAGATGGCGCCTATGGAGCAGGTCCAGCGCGGCGTCGAGTCCGGGCGGCTGGTGCCGATGGGAGCCGCGGCATGACGCCCGACCTGTTCGACGACGGGCGCGAGGCACGCTACGCGACCTCCGAGATGCGCGTCGAGCTCCGGCGCGAGATCGAGGCGATCCGCGCCGAGGCCGAGATCGCCAGGACCAAGTACAACTCCCTCGAGTGGCTGCACGACGCGCTCGAGGCCCTGCGGATCATCCAGGACCGCATCGAGCGGTACGACCCCACCGAGGACCGGCCCGAGGCCGGGATCATGCTCCTCGGCGAGATCAAGTGCGCGCTCATGTCCATCTTCGGTCAGCTCCAGCCGATGGAGGAGGTCCAAGACCTCCAGGTGCGGCTTGCTGACCTCCAACCACAACCAGGCGACAGCTCCCTCGACGGCGACGAGGCGTAGGGCCTCGACGGCGTAGCGGGCTGCAAGCGGCGACCTGGCGGGGGCCGGGACCGCAGAAGGGAGAGGTGTCCTTATGGGGCGCAATGAGATGTCCATGCCCGATGACGCGGACGTGGGCAAGGAGATCGAGGAGTTCCACAGTGAGGTGGCCGGGACTGAGGACGATCAGCTACCCGACGATGCCACGAGCACCGAGGAACCGACCTCCGCATCTCCAGACGATGGCAGCGCAGAGGACAAGGCCCGAGCTTCAGCCGAAGCCGGCGAAGGCGACGACGCCCGCGAGGGCGCGACGGACGCCGACGCCGACGAAGGCAGGCAGGCAGAGCCCGACGCGGATGCCAAGGCGGCGAAGGGTGGGGACCAGGTAGACCGTTCCAAGCCCAGCAAGGACCGGCGCTACAAGGCCCTCGACGGCAACTACTACTCATGGGCCGAGCTGGAGGAGCTCGGGCTCGCTCAGGACGTCATCACCAACGCGCACCAGAGCAAGCACTTCCAAGACCTCTACCGAAAGAAGGTGGCCGGCGATCCCGGCGCCGAGGAAGAGGCCGAGAAGGGCGGCGAAGGTCAGACCAGGCAGCTCACCAGAGAGGAGCGGCAGCAGCTCGCGGAGCGGCGGCTCGAGGCATTCACGCCGGTGCTCCAGGACTATGTCGAGTCGGGCGAGATCGAGGAGGAGCTTCTCGATTTCGCACCGAAGTTCCTCTCGAGCATCGCGTCGGATCGGCAGACGCTCCTGCAAATCCTGTGGCAGGGGGGCAAGGTCGGGGAGAAGGAAATTCCCGGGCTCGTCCCGATGGCCCTCAGAATGTGGGACCACTACCAGACGCAGGCCGAGCAGGCGCAGGCCGACGACTCGATGCAGGAGACGACCGAGAGGGTCAACTCCGCGTTCGACGAGCTGGCGGGGCGTGGGTACGAAGGGCTCAAGGACGAGGACCATAAGATCGAGTTTCTCGAGTGGATGGTCGGGGACGACGGCGCCGGCCTCGGAGAGGAGGCGCTCAACCAACAAGGCCGAGCACTTGAGGGGCTCTACGTGATGTTCCTCCAGAGCGGCAAGGCGAAGGCCGAGGAGGGGCAGCGTGCCCCCAACGCCGACGCCATGAGCCGCAGCCCGGGCGGCAGAGCGAGCACGGGAAAGACGGGCCGGAAGCCGGTCTACGAAGAGGACGCGATCGCGGACCTCAGTCGGGATCTCGGCTACTGACCTGATTCTCTACAGCTCTTCCCACAACTGCACAAGGAGAAACCACCATGGCACTCGGAAACGCCATCGCAGGGATGCGTGGGTCCGGTCATTGGGATTCGCCCGACATGCGGCCCAAGCACTGGGAAGAGGAGGCATTCCGCCTCAACGCCCGCAAGGGCGGCAACGCCAAGCTCGTGTACTTCGTCTCGATGCTCGACCGCCGGTCGATCCGGGACTACGAGTACACGTTGTTCGAAGACAGGGAGCCGACGATGTTCCTCACCGTCCAGGGTGCCCAGGGCGCGGCGGACGTGGACATCGAGCTCACCGGCTCGCCCGAGGGTGTCACCAAGGCCGGCGACCAGTGGATGAACGAGCGGACGCAGGAGATCATCTACCTCACCGAGAACCCGACCACCGGCCTCAACACCTTCAAGAACGTCGTTCGGCATTGGGGCAACACCGCCGCCGGCCTTGGCATGGACGACGGTGACAAGCTCGCGTGGGCCGGCTCGGCCTATGGAGAGGGCACCCGCTCGCCGCTGGCGCTCTCCCGGAACCCCGAGAAGGTCTACAACTACCTCCAGATCGAGAAGGAGACGGCGAAGATCACCGGCTCCGCTGCCGAGATGGAGACCCGCCCCTTCAAGGACGCATGGGCGCGTGAGCGCGAGCTGGCGCTCGAGCGGTATATCAACAAGGTCGAGTGGGCGCTCATCTTCGGGGCGCGCAACCTGACCACCGATGCCGAGGGCAACCGGCTCAGCTCCACCAACGGCATCTTCCGCGTCCTGACCTCCAACGTCTTCGACTTCTCCACGACCGGCGTCAACCTGACCGACTTCGAGGACGACCTCGAGACCGTGTTCAAGTACGGCTCGCAGGAGAAGCTGTGGATCGGAGGCCGGCGCACCATCACCATCGCCACCCGGCTCGTGAGCCGCTCCACCATGGGGATCTACTCCCTGGAGGACGTGGACCGGAAGCAGTCCTACGGCCTGCGGCTCAAGCGGTTCTACACCCCGCACGGTGAGTTCATCCTCACCCCGCACGAGCTGATGACCCGCTCCACCGAGTTCACCAAGTGGAGCTTCCTGCTCGATCCCAAGTACCTCCGGCTCTACCACCTGCGGAACCGCTACACCAAGTGGCACTCCAACGCCGAGGCGAACGACGAGGACGCCAAGAAGGGCTACTACCAGGGCGAGCTCGGCCTCGGCCTGGCGCTCCAGGAGGTCCACGCGGTGTTCAAGGGCATGAACCAGTACGTCGCGTAGGCCACGGCAGGGGCATAGCCCCCTACCCGAGGAGGGGAGCTTCGGCTCCCCTTTTTCATTCAACCAACTCAACAAGGAGGCCACAATGGCACTCGTCGCATCCGAAGTTCAGAAGGTGGATCCCGCGATCCACCCCAGCGGCGTCAAGGTCAAGTTCTGCAAGTTCGCCTTCGACGCGGCCTACCCGGCAGGGGGTGAGGCGATCACCCACTCCGAGCTGGGGTGCAACCGCGTGCTCGGCATCGCGCAGCTCTCGGCCTGCGCCGGCTATGTGCCGGTGCTCGACGTCGCCAACCAGAAGATCATGGCGTACTACGGCGACTACTCCGAGGCTGGCGACGGCCCGCTGATCGAGGCCGCTGCCGGCGACATCGGGTCGCCGACCTTCTACGCGCTGGTCGTCTGCGTGTAGGCACCAACCAACCGAGTGAGAGGGGGGGGGCTTCGGCCCCCCTTCTTCATTCCACGACTGGAGGACTCAAAAAATGGCACTCGCGTTCTCAGCTCCCAAGCCGATCGTCAGCGTGTCGTCTCTGCTCAACGGTCGGCGCTGCGCTCAGTGGACCCTCACCGTGGGGGCCTACGTCACCGACGGCCTGGCCCTGGCGCCGGCCACGGTCGGCATGACCGAGATCGACGTGGTCATCCCGATCCGCGGCTGCAAGGGCTTCGCCTTCGACTACGACCGGACCAACGACAAGCTCCTCGTGTACACCTCCGGCGGCACCCAGGTCGGAAACGCAGTGGACCCCGGCATCAACGCCGCGCAGGTCTGGATCATCGGCTCCTAGGCCGAGCAACAGAAAGGGTCAAGGATGGAACCCATCAAGTTTCAGTGCTTCCACTATCCCGATCTCTGTCTCTCGAGGGCGGCTGGCGTCTACTTCGAGAACGGGGAGTTCCGCGCCACCAGCCCCGAGCACGTCCGGCTCATCCAGGAGTCCGACACCTGGAAGGCGGGCGTCATCGTGCGCGTCCCGCGGCCCGGAGAGGCCGACGTCCCGCAGGGCGCTCACGGGCAGGCCCGGCTCCAGGTCGAGATCCCGCCGAAGCCGGAGGGCGAGGACGTGATGGCGTCGATCACGGCACCATCGTCTGCACCCTCGCCGGATCCCGACGGGACGGGCTTCCCGAAAGCCATGGGCAGCGGGTGGTGGCTCCTCTCCGACGGCTCGAAGGTCCGCGGCAAGGACATCGCCCATCAGCTCGAGTCGAAGTCCGACGGCGGCGGGTCGGAGCCCGAGATCGAGGAGGGCCTTCCCGGCTCAGAGGAGTGATCCGTGCAACACTCCGTGCTCAAGACGACTCTCGGGGATCTCCTCAAGGTCAACACGACCCGGTATCCCGATACCGTTCGGACCCTCCACCTCAACCAGGCCGATCGCAAGCTCTGCGCCGAGTACCTCATGCCGTGGTGTGAGGTGGAGGAGTCCGTCACTTTGACCATCGGGCAGGCGCTCTACTCGCTCAAGGTCGGCGGGGGGCTCATCGCCGCCGGCGCCGGGAAGCTCCACGTCGATCTCGTCTCCAATCTCTTGTACACCGACTCCGAGGGCGAGCAGCAACCCATCCATCAACGGACCCGCGAGGAGCTGCTTGGGCTCTACCCCCTCAGCACCGCCAACGCTCCACCGAAGCAGTTTGCGGTATGGGCTGAGAAGCTCCGCGTCGCCCCGCCACCGGACACCGCGCTCGCCGTCACTCTCGCCGGACGCGGCCACTCCCAGGAGATGAGCGCCGACGCCGACGAGTCCGCATGGGCGGCGAACGCTCCCATGATCCTCGTCTACTGCGCCGCCGAGATGGCCTGCGAGTACATGCTCGAGCCCGACCTCGCCGTGCTCTACGCCAAGCGGTGGCGGGAGGAGGCCGATGACCTGGACATCCAGCTCGCCGGGCGCGAGATGGAAGGCCGGGACAACTACCAGATGGAGCCACGATGACACTACCCAACCGCCTCAAGTCCGCTCGGATGTCCAACGACACCGCCGGCGACGCCATCGACAACCTGTGGGGGGAGTGCGAGCAGGCGATCGCCGACATCCTCGGCGTCACGATCGACGCGAACATCACTGCGGCGATCCTCGGGTCGGTGGACGCCTCAGGGCGCCCCTCCTCGATCCGCCTCGCCGGAACTCCCACGACCAACGCGCTCAGGATGCGGGACACCACCAACGGCAGCGAGTTCAAGCTCGCCTGCAACAACGGCTACCTGGAGGTCTACCAGAACACCGGCACCGAAGCCGCGCCTGTCTGGACGCTCCGCAACCGCATGAACCTCACGTCAGGGGTCTGGCAGACCGGCGCGGTCATCACCGGCGCGAGCTGGATCGGGTGCAGTCTCTCTCAGTACGGCGTCAACGTCGCCTCGGGAGCGACGCACTTCTTCACGTACAGCCCCGGCGCTGAGCTCGTGGACACCCACGGCTTCCACTCCACCGTCACCAACCCCGAACGCATCACCATCCCGCAGGGATACGGCGGCATCTACCTCATCACGGCCCATGGCTACATCGTCGCGGACGCCAACGGCACCAGGCGGACGCTCCAGGTCTACAAGTTCACTCCAGGATCCAGCTCCATCGCCAAGGATGTGCAGAGCTCCGATGCGTTCGACGGCACCGTGGCCGTCGAGCTCAATGTCGCCTGCCAGGTTCTCCTCAACGAGGGGAACTGGCTCCAAGTCGGCGTGTACCAGGACTCCGGTGGCGTTCTCAGCGGACAGGGATGGGTCACGGTCTCGCTCATGGGGGCGTAGGTGGCGCTTCCGAATCAGCTCAGGTCTGCACGGGCCACCGACGCCACCGACGCCGGCGACATCGACACTGTCGTCGGCGCCATCGAGCAAGCGGTGTGCGACATCCTCGGCGTCACGATCGACGCCGACATCGCCACCGCCATCTTCGGCACGGTGGACAGCCAGGGCAGGCCGTCGTCGATCAGGATCGCGGGCGCCGCGGCCACCAACGAGCTCCGGCTGCGCGACACGACGAACGACTCCGAGTGCAAGCTCGCCTGCAACAACGGCTACCTCCGCGTGTACCAGAACACCGGCACCGAGGCCGTGCCGGTGTGGACCGAGCGCAACAAGATGGATCTCGCCACCGGAATCTGGAGCGTCTGCCCCCAGGGCGGAAACATGCTCTACGCGGCGGTCTGTCGCGCCTCGGGCGTGCAGTCAATCCCGGGATCGGTGTGGACCGAGCTGGTGTGGACCGCTGCCGACGAGTTCGATCCCGCCGACATGCACAACGTGACGGAGAGCCCGACCCGCATCGACATCAAGCAGGCCGGTTGGTACTTCATCGTCGCTCAGGGACACTTCGACTCCATCTACTCCGCTGGGGACCGGGGGCTCAAGATCCTTGCCAACCGTGAGGTCGAGCTGGCGAAGTGGTACGTCGGCCCTGCCTACTACGATACTAGCGGCGACGACCCGCAGATTTGTCTCGAGGTGCAGGCGTATCTCAATGCCGGGAGCTTCGTCTCGGTCTACGTCTATCAGGGTACGACCCTCCCTCAAGACTTCGACCCCTTCGAGTTCAGCGCCGTCCTCATCGGAGCCTACTGATGGCGTCCGGCAACCCCTCCACCTACCTTCCTGTGCCGGTCGAGGGCTACCGCTCCGACCTCATGGCGATGCACATGCCGCCGCGGGCGTGCTGGGATGCCAACAACGTCCTCGTGCACGATGGCTCGCTCCGTCCCCGTCCGGCGCACCGCCGTCTCGGGGCCACGGGCCTCACCTCACGCCCGCTCTCCATCACGCAGTGGAGCTCGGAGGTCGAGCACCATGCGATCGTCTGCGCGACGCGGTCGGGCTGGTATCACCTCAACAAGGCGACCAACATCTGGAGCAGCATCACGGGCAACGCGCTTCACGGCGGCAACAGCGCGCAGACCGTGTTCCGCACCTTCGAGCGCGGCGGGATCACCTACCTTCTCGGCACCAACGGCGTCGATGCCCCGAAGGTCTGGAACGGTGCCGCGGCGACCTACTCCGACGTCCAGGGCGGTCCACCGTCCGCCCGGGGCATGGTCATCAGCGTCAACCGTGTGGTCCTGCTTGGCGCCGGCCCCGATCGGCTGCTCGTGGACACGTCGGCCTTCAACAACTTCGATGCCGGTTGGGGCACGGTCCAGCAGACTCTTCTCGGCGACACGCCCGGGGAGATCGTCTGTGGGCTCGAGATCAACAACATCAACCACATCATCTTCAAGACCGACGCCATCTACCGCGGCATCGCGCAGGCCGAGTTCTTCGGTACGGCGACACCCTTCCGGTACGAGGTCGTCGCCTCCGACGTTCCCGGTCCCGTGGCGCCGAACGCCGTCTGCCGCCTGCCCGACGGCACCATGACCTACCTCGGTGGGGACGGCGGGCTCTACGTCTTCGACGGTGTGCGCCCGATGGAGATGGGCCGGCACATCCGGCACCACGTCCTCAAGACCTGGGATTACAACAAGCGCGAGGAGGCATTCCTCGCCTTCGATCCCTACTACAAGCTCCTGTGGGTCTGGTATCAGCACACCGCCGGCGGCGGCACGAAGGGCTTCGTCTGTGCCACCGACCAGGGCGTGCAGGGCCTCGGCTGGCCGATGTGGCCGGTCTCGCTGCCCGCCACCTGGACCGCCTCCTGCGGCGCCCCCATCATCACGGACACCGTCCAGACCATCGGCGACCTGGCAGGTACGACCCTCGGGGCGTTGACGGGCTCTCTCGGGTCGCTCCGCACCTCGACGCCGCGGATCCTGTTCGGCATCTCGTCGGGGACGATGTTCTACCACGACTGGAGCGAGAACGCCGGCGTCTACAAGGACGAGAACGAGAATCCGGCGGGCGACCCGCACTCCATCCCGATCTCCTTCAAGACGGGGCTCTCGGACCTCGGCGCCGCCGATCGGTGGAAGACGCTACACGAGCTGGAGCACACGGTGCAGCTCCAGGCCGACGAGACCATCAGCCTCAGCCTCACGATGTCGGACTACGGTGAGGAGCCGACGACCAGCGCGGCACAGAGCCTCACCTCGACCACCGACCAGCGGATTACGCAGCATCGGGAATCGGCGCGGTGGTTCGGCATGGCACTTTCAGCCACCATCGGGCGCCTGTTCAAGTGGAGCGGCGCGGTGGCCTTCTTCCGGCCCCGGGGGCGCCGATGACGGTCTCCCTCTCCGGCATCTGTCTCCTGGTCGGGCGCACACCGCACCTCCCGCTCCTGCCGCCGAACGCGCCGCAGTGGGCGCGTGACCTGTTCCGGGCGCTCAACGACCAGCACCAGGAGACGGCGCGGGTGCTCGAGATCCTCGCCGCGCACCGGACGCTCGTCGGCAGCAGGGCCGACCAGCCGGAGGCGCAGGGCACCGGCGTCCTGTACGTCGTCACCGACGAGGACGTGCTCGAGGCCGACCTCGGGACGTGGACGGCGCTCGGCGGGGCCGCGGTGTCCACCGAGGAGGCTGCGGGCGGTGGCGCTGCCTCCACCGACGACGGTGGCCCGTTCCTGAGACTGGACGCGAGCAACGACCCGGTGACGGGGCCGCTCGAGATCAACGTCGATGAGGGCGTTCCCCTCACCCTCAAGAAGGTCGATCTCGGGCAGTTCGACGTCATGCAGCTCGCGCTTCATGCCATAGCAGACGACACGAGCCCGGAGGACCGCCGCGCCGAGCTCCTGATGCGCGCAGAGGGCAATGATGGCACCAAGGCCGGGGACATTGCCCGCATCCGCGCCTCGGCGAAGGACGGCACTCAGGGCGTCGGCGTCAAGGACATCGCGATCCAGGCGGTCGATCCCGAGGCCGGCCCCTACCCGGTGTGGAAGTCGCTGTGGGGCGCGTTCCTCAATCCGGCCAACAGCCTCCTCGAGCTGACCGAGATCCTGCCCCTCAGCAACAACAAGTTCTTCTCGGGCATGGACACCGGCGATCTCAAGCAGGATCTTCTCGGCATCGACACCAACAACGACGTGCTGGTGGGCGACGAGACCGACGGCATCGTCCTGCGGGTGAAGAACGGCGGCGACGCCCGCCCTCGCTACAAGATCGGTGCGGTCGAGAAGGACATTGCACTCTCCGAGGATCTTGGCAGCTACCTCAAGCTCGACTGCTCCAACGATCCGCTGACAGGCCAGCTCGACATCGACTATGCAAGTAATCCGCAAATCCACATCCACGAGAATGGCCGCAACGTTGGTGATTACTTCGAGTTCATTGAGCTTGGGTATGCAGGCCAGATCAAGAAGCGCATGCAAGCAGGTGTCGCCTACTTGTTCTTGGACCCCTACCCCGGCGATGGCACCAGCAACGCTGAGATCAACCTGTTCCAGGGCACGAACACGACTGGCGGGCACTATCTGAATTTCAGACGGGGCGGAAACAGCGTCCACGTCATCTCCTCTTTTGGAGCGGTTTTCAATGATGTTGGTGGGGGTTACGACACCAGGATCGAGAGTCTGACCGATTCCAACTGCTTTCTCGTGGACGCTTCTGCGGATTGCATCGGTATCGGCACTAGCAGCCCCAGCGCCAAGCTCGACATCAACTCCGACATCCTGCGGCTCCGCACCTCGAAGACGCCCGCGAGTGAGAGCGCCGCCGGTAACCAGGGAGATCACTGTTGGGATTCTGACGGCATCTACGTCGCCACGGCTGCGAACGCCTGGAAGAAAGCACGTCTGGAGGGCTTCGACGTTGGGAAGTCCTGCCGCGTCAACTTCTCCTCTGCCGATGCGATCTCCAGTGGCAGCGCGACGGTCATCACTTGGGACGGCGAGGATTGGGATGATGCGTCCTATTGGGCTGCGGGCTCCCCAACGCGGCTGACCATCCCCTCTGCGGGCCGTTATCGGATCTCGGCTCAGATGGCCTTGGACTCGGGCGGCAGGACCGGCTATGTGCTCTTCTTCCTGCGGAAGAACGGCGCGGCGATCCAGGAGTCCAAGGTGTCGCAGTACGAAGCCGTGCCGGGGGGGCTGACCACGTGCATGCAATTGGAGTTGGTGAGCTCCCTCTCTGCATCTGACTACATCGAGGTTGTCGTCTATCACACCTTCGGGGTGTCGATCGACACGTCCAGCCAAGGCAGCTACGCCTACATCGAAAGGATTAAGTAAATGCCTTCTATCACTCTTTCAAGGTCAACCGGAGTCGCGGAGCGTCTTCGCCCTGCCGTGCAATCGTGGTTCCAGCAGAACGAAGCGGAGCCCTTCATCCAAGCGATGCTGACGAAGTGGGGCGTGGAGGCTTCCAGCCTCACGCCTCTCCAGCAGTACCGCATCTTCCACGAGTGGGCCGACGCCCGGATGCTCGCCGAGTACGAGTCGGTGCAGGCTGCCATCGCGGCCCGTGACGCGGCCCGAGACCAGGCGAGTGCGGATCTCCTGAGCGAGGCTGCCGAATGATCCAGGTTCGTCCTCTCGCCATGACGAAGGACGAGCCCGGTGCATGGATGCTCATGCCGCAGTACCTCCAGCGCATCTACAACTTCACCGTGCGGCACGATCCCGCGATCGACGCCGCGCAGGTCTGCCGGGATTGGGAGGCCGACTTCGGGTCCGGGAAGGGCGCCATGTACGGCATTGCGCTCGTGGACGGCGAGTCTCAGGTCCGCGGCTCTCTGCTCGCCGGCATCGAGCTCTACCGGGGCCGCTGGCCCTTCGCCATGGTCTACCAGTGGGAGAAGGACAAAGACGTCGAGTCCTCCAAGGAGCTGACGCACACCTGCCTCCAGCTCGTCGAGGGCTGGGCGCGGATGCACAAGCTGCCGCGTCTCCGGGCATTGGCAGAGACCGATTCACGAGTACGTCTGTTTGGCCTGATCGGGTTCTCCAAGGGGCCGGTCGTGGTCAACAAGGAGTTGAGCAATGGGTAAGGGCGGTGGCACGCAGATCCAGAGTGCCGAGATCCCCGCGGAGCTAAAACCCCTCGTCGAGAAAACGGCGGGCTATTGGGGGGATTTCGCCGACTACGCTCAATCGTTGGCCGGCGAGGGGGGCCTGAACCTCTTCAAGGAGCATCCTCTCGGCACGGTCGGCCCCAACTGGCTCGAGCAGTATGGCGGGCAGCTCGCCCCCACGCTCGCGGAGGCCGGTGGGTACAGCAACCTCGCCTCGCAGCATGCGGCCCGGCTCGGGGAGCTCGGCCTGCCGTCAACGATGGCGCTCGAGGAGTCACGGCAGTTCACCACGAGCCCGTACTCCGGCGCGATCAAGGCGAGCGCGGACTACCTGCCGGGGATCTCCCGCCGCCAGGTGAAGGGGGAGGGGATCGCCGACGACCCAGCGATTGCCGCGGCCAACGAACAGTTCAAGGCGCTCATGCAGCCGATCATCGAGAACCAGGCCGCACTCTCGGGGATCGGGCGCTCTACCGCCTTGGGCAACGCGACCGCAGCCCAGCAGGCGATCACTACCCTGCCGATGGTCCAGGACGCCCTCGGGCGTGAGGAGCGCAGCCTCGACCGGCAGATCGGCGCCGAGGAGTCCCGCGCCGGGATCCTCGGCGGGCTGGAGTCCGCACGGCAGTCGGCGCTCGGCGAGCGCGTCGGTGCGCTGGAACGTGGCGGGCAGCAACAGGCCGCACAGACCAGCGATCTCGTGAACACCTACCTCGGCATGGAGGATCGGGCGCAGCAGCGGAAGAGGGATGCACTCGAGGCGTCCATGGGCGTCGGTGGGGTCTACCACGACTACGAGCAGAAGACCCAGGACGCGCAGTACGAGGACTACCTTCGGCGCGCCGCACTGTGGGAGCAGGCCCTCGGAGCTCCGTTCGGGCTGCTCCCTTCGACCATCGGCTCCCGGGCCACGACATCGAAGAAGTAGGAGGCAGACATGGGCAAAGGCGGCGGCAATCTGTCACAGCGGGACAACAACGCCCTCGAGGCCGCAATGGGCGGCTCCGTCCCATCAACCGGCACGGCGCCATACGGCATCGCCACCCCGCCGATGGCATCCGGTGCGGCCCCGAAGAAGGGCGGTGCCGGTGCATCGCCGGGTGCGACCGGGACCAGTCAGCCGACAGCCGACAACCCGGCGGCGGTCGCCATGCCGAGCACGACTCCTCCCGCAGAGAGCTTCACTCACGGGGCGACGCGTCATGCCCGGCGGTGGATACCGATCCCGACGGACACTCCGGTGCCGGGTCCACAACCCACGGTAGAGAATCCGGTTCGCAGCGGCACCAACTCGCCGTTCCCGTGGTCGATGCCGTGGACCGGCTAGGAGGCCCCCATGGATCCCGCAACGATCATGATGATTATCTCGACCGCTCTCAAGGCGCGGGAGGCGGTGAAGACGCCCCCGCCGCAGGCGGGTCAGGCCCCCGGCGGGCAGGCCGTGCCGCCGGTGGAGAACACGGCGTCGAAGCTGGCCGCATCCCGAGCGGAAGCCGCGGGGCAGCCCAGCACTCGCTTCCAGGAGGCGATCAGCGGCGCCATGCAGAATCCCGGCGTCACACCTCAGCTCGAGCAGAACCTCGCACGGCAGCAGCAGCAGAAGCCGACGCTCGAGGAGGTGGAGGCCCGGAAGCAAGGCGAGGGGCCGGGCACCATGGAGAAGGTGCAGATGGGCGCCGAGATCGGCCAGGCGCTCAACTCCATGCGGCCCAAGCCGCCCCGCGCATCCATCAACTTCGGCGGGAACGCAACTGCGGGTCCGGCGCCGACGGCGCTGCGCTTCCGGCGTGACCGCGCTCCCGGTTCACTCAACGAGTACGTGCGGATGCTGCTTCGGAGGTAGTGATGGCAACCCCAGCCGGTCGAACGTTGAAGGAGTGGCTCCCGGTCGTCCTCAGCGGGATCGCCGGCACGAGCCCGTACCTGTACGGAGGCATCCGCACCGCCGGTGACATCCGGGATCGCCAGCTCCACCGGAAGTACATCGAGGACCGCGAGCGCCAGGAGCGGGAGCAGGCCGAGGCCGAAGAGCGCGGAGAACGCAACCTTCGGTCGGTGATCGAGCGCACTCTCCGGGGGGCCAAGGGGCCGCAGGCCGACCTCCTCCGGGGCGCTGTCGAGCGTGATCCGTCCGGCTCGCTGAGTGCCGTCATGCGGTACATGGAAGGTCAGGAGGCCGACAAGGAGAAGGCGTTCACGTCACGGATGGCCGCGCTCAAGGAGCGCATGGCCCAGCGCGCCGCCGAGGGCGCCGAGAAGGCGAAGGGGGGCGTCGCGAAGCTCCTCGGCGCCGGCGACTACGAAGGCGCCCGCGACCTGCTCGCGAGCACCGGCTTCGCCGACGAGGCGATGCGGCTGCGCTCTCCCCAGCCCGACGAGCCCGATCCGTGGTCAGTGCTCGACCGCAAGCAGGGCATGGTCTGGAACCCGCGAACCCAGGAGACCAAGATCATCCCCGGACTCGCCCAGGACGAGGAGACGCTCGACCTCGAGCAGCTCCTCGACCTGGAGGACTCCTACAACGACGCGATGGAGAGTGTCGTGGAGGTTGAGGGTGAGCTGCAAGAGCTGCAAGGCGAGCTCCAGGCCGCGGAGCAGCAGGCGCAGATGGTCGGCGGCAACCCGCAGAAGGTTGAGGCTCTCAAGCGGAAGGCCGCGATGCTCAAGGCAAAGCACGAGACGGCAAAGAAGAGGGCCATGCTCGAGAAGGCCAAGATGCAGGCCGCGCAGCAGGCGGCGATGTACCGTCCCGACCGCATGGTCTCCTCCCACGCATCCGGCCAGGCCAAGGCTTCCCATGACACCAGCGGCGGCACACAGTACGTCTACGACCCGAACCGTGGCGGCGTGGTCCCGGCAGGCTGATGGCTGAGGTCCGCTTCCCCAACGGCGACGTGATCCGGTTCCCGGACGGCACCCCCGACGAGGTGGTGCGGCGTGTCTCCGACGAGCACTGGCTCAAGGTCAATCTCGGCGGCGGCATGGTCGAGGCGCAGCCGGCAGGCACGCCCGCGATGCGCGTCCCGCCGTCGCAGGAGCGTATGGGGCCGATGACTACCGGAGCGTCCACCGAAACGGTGCCAGATATCCAGGCCGAGCCTCCATCCCGAACCAAGCCCCTCACCGACGAGGAGATCGGCGATCGCCCGTCCATGGGGCCGCTCCCGTCTGCGGGTCAGAAAGCAGCCGGTTCCCTCGCACAGGGCGTGACGCATCTCCTCTACTCCGGCGTGGACTTCGCGCTTGCCGCACCCCTCCTCGGCGAATTCTTCTCCGAGCAGCTCCTCCCGGGCGATCAGCCCACGCCCGTCAGTGACGCGCTGGCGAAGGGCCGCGAGGGCGTCCACGAGCTGCTCCAACGCATGGGGCTGGGCCATCGTCTCGGTGGTGGCGAGGTGCGTGGAGGTGCAGCAGGCGTCGGGGACATCGCCGGGAAGGTCGCCGGGTTCGGGGTCGAGGCGGCTCCCTACGTGGCCGCGGAGGTCGCGACCGCGGGCGGTGTGTCGCTGCCCCTCGCCAAGCAGGTCTTCGAGCGCGTGCTCACGAAGGCCATGGCCCGCGGCATGGAGCGCAAGGCCGCGGAGGCCGTCGCGAAGGAGGCCGCTCAGATCGCCCGCACGGGTGCGGCGGCGACGCAGTTCGGCGCCATGGGCGCAGGCGCCGGCATCGAGAAGGGCGAGCCCGCGGAAGCCGCCAAGGGCTTCGCGGAGTCCGCTGCCGGCATCCTCGCTCTCCATGCAGCCGGGAAGCTGTTCGGCTTCCTGACGAGGACGCTGCGTTCCCAGGGTTTCAACCCGAAGGCGGCAGCGGACAAGGCAAAGGTCTACCGCGAGGCGCTCATCGACATGCACCCCGACCGCGCCGGCCCCAACAACGCCGAGCGCATCATGCGGGAGGAGTACGTCAAGGAGCTCCAGCGGGCGATCGAGGGCGACGACTGGAAGACCGCCGACCGCATCATCAGCATGTGGAAGAGGCGTGAGCCGCCGCCGGATCTCGAGGTCGAAGCCGAGATCGCCGGCAGGATGCTTCCCAAGGACACGGCCACCGCGCAGGCACTTCGCACCGAAGCGGAGCAGGTCCGGGCCGAGACCGAGCAGGCCCAAGCCGCGAAGCTGGAGCGTGAACGCGAGATCACCCGCCAGGCCGAGGAGCAGCGCAGGCCGCAGGCCGAGCGCCGCGCCGAGTTGCTCGAGGCGATGGAGACCGAGGGTGAGCCGACGCAGGGCGAGCGCATCCGTCGCATGGCCGACGACCTTGGACGGCGCCCCACCATCAACGAGGTCCGCAACCTGCTCAATGTCCAGGGCCGCGAGGAGGCGCGGGAGCTGCTCAACGCCGCCTTGCCGGAAACGGCTCAGAAAGCCCCAGGATCGTCCGAAGCCCCCGAGCGTCCCCCAGCACCCGCAGAGCCCGCGGCTGAGTTTGCCAAGCCACAGGAGCCGCAGGGGGCGCAGCCGGAGGCAATCCCCGAGGAACGTCGGGTCGATCTCGTTCGGCGGCGGCGCGTAGCCGAGATGTCGGAGGAGGAAGCGAAGCGCGAGCTGCTCGTGGACGATCGAATCCGCGATCAGCACGGTATAGAGATCGGCAATCGCCGAGCCTACGTCGAAGCCGAACATGAGGCTCCCGACGACATCACCCTGTGGTACGACGTTGACAGTCTCGGATGGTGGAACGACCACGTCTCTGAGGCTGAGGGCGACAAGCTCCTCGGTGTCATCGCGGAGGAGTCCGCGGCAATCCGAGAAGAGATGGGCGATCGCGTCCGAACCGTTACGCGGTACGGCGGTGACGAGTTCGCAGGCCGTTTCCCTTCGGAACAGGACGCGCAGGAGTTCGCAGACAGGCTCAACAAGAGATTGCAAGAGCGCCAGCTCAGAGTTACCTTGAAGGATGGCACCATTCTGACGGCCACGCCGGCGATCTCGCATGGAGTTGGAGGAGACTATGACAGGGCCAGCCAGGCCGGGCACGAGCACAAGCGGCAGCGGGAGCAAGAAGGACTACGAGCGCCGAAAGGGCGAGAGCCTATCGACTTGGTTCGAGAGGCTTCGCGAGCTGGGGAACCCCCCGGTCAAGCTGGAGGTCCTGCCGCGGCAGCCGCAGCCGAGCCCGTCGCTGAAGGCGAAGGTGCTCCAGTTCCTCGGGCGGAAGTAGAGGCGGTCAGCACATTCCCGCCGCGCCCCGAGTCGCCTCCTCATACTACCGACCCGAATGACCCGGACTTCGACCTAGAAGCCTCAAATAGGCATTACGAAGCAGATCAGGAGTGGTACAGAAAGCTATTCGCCTTGTCCCCGGAAGAGGCGGCGCGAGTCCTAACGCAGGAGCAAGCCCGGCTGTATCTCAAGGGATTCGGCACGGTCGAGAACTTCGAGAAGAGTCATCGTTTCTGGATTGCCAAGGGTCGCCCGGATATCGCAGCTCGTGTTCGGGAAGAAATGGAGCGTCTACTCGCGCAAGGGCACCATCTCCACACCAGGGTTTACCCCACAGGCTCCGAGGGGAAGGTGCGGACTGATGAGGCTGCCGATAAGGCTGCCGCAGAGCTTCTCGAGCGCATGCTGGCGGCAGAGAAGAAGGAGGCCCCCGATGCCGAAGGTCTACGAGGCGATGAGGGACAGGTTCGTCCGCGAGGAGGGGATGAGCTACGACGCGGCGCAGGCGAAGGCCGCGAGGATCTACAACGCGAAGCACCCGAGCAACCCCGTGGGGAGGCACCACAAGCTCGAGAAGGCCGTGCGGAAGGCGTTAAAGAAGCGCCGGAAGAGCTGAATGTCGGTGATGCTGCCCGAGTCATGGGGTCGGATGCGATCGTCGCCGACGTCCAGACGATCGACGGCGTCCGCTACGAGCTGTACAAGGCAGCCCGCGGCAAGCAGGGCTTCGTCCGGGTCATCGACCTTGACTCCGGGAACGTCACCGCCCTCAAGAGGTTCAACGTCTATGACAACGCCAGGAAAGTGCATGAGGACGCGGTCGCGCACGTTGCCCCGCCAGAGGCCCCCGCGAAGGAGCCTCCCGAGCTGACCAAGGGCACGATCATCCGCCACAAGGGCACCGGCCAGCAAGGCCCCTACAAGTACACCATCAAGCCCGGAGGTAAGCCGACCGCCATCATCGACGGCGAGGGCGGTGCCAAGGTCTGGATCCCCTACGACGAGCTGGAGGTGGTTTCTGGCACCACAGAGGGAGTTCCTGCGCCGGTTGCTGAGAAGGCGGCACCGAAGGAGACGAAGCCGGAAACGGAGGCGGAATCCCCGCGGAAGACGGCGGTGGGTGAGCTTTCGGGAGGCGTGGTCGAGCAGATCGAGAAGGCAGGGTACACCTTCCACCGTCGCGGCGATGTCCGCGAGCTGACCAGGGAGGAGCGGATCGAGTTCGCCGGCCCCGCTGGACCCGGCACGATTCGTGAGCTGTGGAAGGCCGGGATCACAGTTCTGCCGCCTGAGAAGCCGTCAGCGGCACCGCCGCGAGTGGACAAGAAGCGCATCGCCGCCGCGAAAGCTCTTCGTTCCCAGGCCAAGAAACTCGCCAGCAAGGCGCAGGAGGCGCTCGACCAACCGCGGAAGACGCACACCGCCAGGTATGCGAGGCAAGCCGAGAGCGCCATGGAGAGCGCCTACGCAGACCAGGCCCTCGCCAAGACGATGCAGGCCGTCGCCGACAAGCTCGAGTCGGGGGAGAAGACCAAGCTCGCCAACGTGAAGACGAAGGCCGCTGTCGAGGCGCTGGAAAAGGAGCTGCGACACGCCAACATCGAGCACGAGAGATCGCTGCCAGCAGACGAGAGAGCCGCCCGCGAGGAGATCCGCAGCCGGGCTCCGAACGAATCCGACCTTGAGCACGCGACATTCCCATGGCCGAAGATGTACGGGCACAACGCCCGCTATATCGCCAGAGAATTGAGCGAGATGCTCGAGAAGAAGCAGGTGCCGAGAGGCCAGATTGTCCGAGCGAAACAGCTCGTGAAGTCGTGGCAGAACCATGCTGTAAGAGCCGGTGAGGATTGGGTGCGACTCGACGAGGCATGGCTTGACGAGATGGAGGACACGGCAAAGCTCCTGAAAAGCGACACTGCGATGCTCCAATCGGACGTAGCGCACATCAAGCGCCTGCATCGGCTTGGCATCGAATCGACCGAGGATCTCCGCGCCGCGCTCGAGGAGCTGCTCGATATCCGCTCCGAGGCCAAGGGAGTCTCAGAGGGCAAGAAGGCCGAGCTGGCACTCGCCGGTCGGAAGATCCCCGGGTTCTTTCCGACGCCCCGCTCGGTCATCACGAAGATGCTCGAGAGAGCGGACATCAAGAGCACCGATCGAGTGCTCGAGCCATCCGCAGGGAAAGGGGATCTCGCCGATGCGATGGTGGCCGCTGGCGCAGGTAAGGGCCAGAAGGGCAATGTCGATATCGTCGAATTCAACAGTGAATTGGCGAAGATCCTGATTGACAAGGGCTATGACGTCACCCACCGCGATTTCCTCGAGTACAGCGTCGAAGGATACGACAAGATCGTCATGAACCCACCTTTCGAAAAGGGCCAGGACATCAAGCACGTCCAGCACGCCTACAGGCTCTTGAAGCCTGGGGGTCGCGTCGTCTCCATCATGAGCGAAGGCCCCTTCTTCCGAGAGGACTACGAGTCCAGGTCATTCCGTTCGTGGCTCGAGGAGGTAGACGGCACGTCGGAGAAGCTCCCCGAGGGCTCATTCAAGGAGCACGAGCTACGGAAGACGGGCGTCGTCTCGCGGATCGTTGTCATCGACAAGCCCAAGGCCGAGGAGGCACCCGCGCCTGCCGCTGAGGAGCCTCTCGCCGAAAAGCCCAAGCCCGAGCCCAAGAAGCCCGACGCCGAGCGCCCCACCACCCGCGGCCACAAGACGCCGGAGTCGTCGGGGACGCCGGAGATCATCACGGTCGAGGCGCATGAGCTGGCGAAGTTCCGCCACCCCGACGATCCGAAGAAGCAGGGGCTCATCCATGCGACGGGTGCGCGATACTTCATCCAGTGGCCGGACGGCACGTTCCACGGCGAGGACCACGCCTCACTCGAGAACGCGCTCAATCCCGAGTTCAAGCACTTCGGGCTGACCCGCGACCCCGCCGAGGCACAGGCGTACTTCACCGAGGAGGCCGCGAAGGAAAGCCTCGAGCGCATCAAGCGCATCGGCGTCACGGCGCGCCCCGACCTTCGGAAGCCCATCGGCCTGATCGACGTGGTCCCCAACGCGGATGCGCGTGCGGCGGTCAGTCAGGTCGAGCACGAGGTGGACGTCAAGAGGTTCGGCTTTACGAAGCAGCAGGAAGCATGGATCATCGAGCAGCTCAAAGAGAACTGGCCCAAGATCAAGGACGACGCCACGGCCACGCTCCGGCTCCAGATCCCCGGCGACGGCATCTACACCATGGGCTCTGAGGGTGCCCGCGATCTCTTCTACACGCTCGCCGACAAGCCGATCGAGCGCGATGAGGCATCGTCCTCGAACAAGCTGACCGCACACACGATGTCGTCGGGGTTCCCCGGCATGAGACGCGCTGCGGGCGAGGCCGGCAGGCCGGAGACCCGGAAGCGCTACGGCCAGCTCTCGCCGGCGCCGCTGTCCTACAGCCCCAAGGCGGCGTGGATGGGCAAGGACGCGGGCCTCGACGTCGAGGGGGATTGGTACACCAACGGCCACTTCCTGATCCCCAAGAAGGCGGTCCTCGAGAACGCTCCCGCGAATGTGAAGAACGAGATCAAGGTCACGACCAGCGACCCCAAACACAATATCCCCACCAAGGCGCAGCTCGAGAAGCTCTGGAAGGACCACGCCAACAAGGACGGCACCCGTGCCCATCTGCGCGGCTGGCGGTGGTCACTGCACGCCGATCAGATGGAGCCGATCATCGAGACGGAGAACGGCGCCATCATCTCCGAGTTCACGTTCTCCCTCGATCAGTGGCGGTTCCTGGAGGACGTGACCGGCTTTGACACGATCCGCTTCAATCCAGAGAACGCCAACTTCGTCGGCCTGTGGCGCGGCAATGAGCAGGTGGCGATCGCCGGGGTGAGGGCCACCGCGGGCAACCGCTGGGATGGCACCGTCAACCTCGAGAAGAAGACGGACGAGGTGTTCGGCAACGACGTCACCGAGAGCGCCGACGACATGAAGCTGATCGAGACGGCGAAGGATCCCTTCATCACCGTGCTCGACAACCTCCGCAAACTCGGCCAGCCCAGGAAGCCCCTCCGCAAGCTCGAGATCCCGGAGGCGGTGAAGGCCGACGACCCGAAGATCGAGGAGCGGTTCCAGGCGGCGAAAGGCCTCCAGAGCGAGGGCAAGGTCGCCGAGATGAAGAAGCTCCTCGCCAGCGCGTCCATCATCTTCCGGCGGCACTACCCGCACATCGACGTCGGGAAGGACTCGATGCGAGCGCTCATGCAGGACGAGCTCCGCACGCTCGAGGCCGCGGAGCGCGCCGCGAAGCCGATCACCTACATCCGCATCCGCGAGATCACGGAGGGGCTCGACGGCCAGGCGCTCGACCTGTTCTCCCGCGTCATCGTCCTCCCCGACATCATCAAGGACGTGGAGGCCGGGCTCTACGACACCGCAACGGAGGGCGAGGGCAAGCCGCTGCCCTTCGGGTACACGCACCCCCGCTTCGGCGACAACGCTCCCGAGACCGACATCACGCAGCACCTCGAGCGCCTGGAGCGCATCGTCGCGGCCAATTCCCACGTCCGCGCCGCGCTGGACCGCCGCGCCCGCTACGTCCGCGGGCTGACGGAGGAGCTCGTCGAGCTGGAAATCCTCGACGCCGACGTGCTCGCGGACCCGCGCTACTACCACCGCCAGGTGATGAAGCACTTCAACGCCCGGGAACGGCAGTGGGTCGGCACCGGCTCGACCGACGTGCGGATCCACACGAAGGGCTTCATGAAGCGTCGCGTCGGCGGCACCGACTTCAACACCGCCTACCAGGAGGCCGAGCTGGAGTGGGCGTCGCAGGCCGCAGCGGCGATCGCCCGGAAGCGCACGCTCGACCGTCTCGACGAGCTGGCAAACATCAAGGGCCGGCTCAACGCCGAGGCCCGTCACCGCAACTACGTCAACCTCGTCGGCGGGCCGGAGAACCTCGCCCGGATCCACGAGCTGAGGAACGAGATCGCCGCGCTCAGGGAGGAGATCAGGAACGGGGCCAGCGACGTCAGACCTATCCTCGACGCCCGGGCGACCGAGCTGGGAGAGCTCGACCCGCTCATTCCCTACAGGCATCGGATCGGCGAGATGAAGCGGTTCCTCGAGGACCAGGCCGCGGCAGGCAATCTCCCCGCCGGTCCCTATCCCGACGTGCTGGGCTACCTGGCCGAGGGCAAGGCCCTCCGCGGCGCAGCCGAGGACAAGTTCATCACGCCGGATTACGAGGATCCCGAGCCGGAGCGGTTCTTCGGCTACTTGAAGTGGCTCGTCGAGCACGGCAAGGAGGTGGCCGACGCCGAGTTCAAGGAGATGTTCGGCATTCCGCTCACCGAGGCCGACGCCGACGCGATGCCGCCGCAGGTGCCGGCGCTCGCGTTCTTGAAGGCGGTCAACGAGAAGAACCGCTTCATCAAGGACCGGCTCGGCAACGACTACCTGACGTGGGAGAACCTCATCCCCGAGGGCTACGTTGCCTGGCAGCCGAAGCAGGGCGCGAACGTCTTCCGGGCGCTCACGATCGAGGAGCGCGCCATGCAGCGGATCCTCGACGGCGAGATCGAGCTGACCCCCGAGCAGGTCCACACAGTGCTCGCCATCGGTGGGATGCGCCCGCAGTGGGTGATCCCCGAGGATCTCGCCAAGACGCTCGACGAGTTCCACAAGTACATCGACGACCCGATGGACAACCTGTTCCGCTGGGCGCACTCCACATGGAAGCAGACGGTGCTCCTCGGACCGACCCGCGCCATGAAGTACAACCTCAACAACATGAGCGGCGACGCGGACATCTGCGTGGCCTTCGATCCGCAGATCATGAAGTATTTCAAGGACGCCGCCGGCGACCTGTGGCGCTACCACGTCAAGGGCGAGCGCGTCCCGAAGCCGGTCCAGGAGGAGATCGACGAGGCGATGGAGTTCGGCGTCATCGACTCCGGGCTGACCATGACCGACATTCCCGACATCTCGAAGAGTGGGGCCTTCAAGGCGCTCATCAACGAGGATCCCAACAAGTTCGTGGACCTGGTCGATCGCTACTGGAAGAACGTCCGCGAGTTCACGGTCTGGAGGGAGAACATCCTCCGGCTCGCCGCCTACCGGCGCATGAAGGAGCGCGTCCTCGGCTCCGAGAAGTACAAGGGCGCCGGCGTCTCCCGGGTCGATGAGGTCGCGCCGCTGACGGGCAAGCGCCGCGCCGCGAAGCTCGCTCGCGACCTCGTCGGCGACTACGGCGCCATCTCCCGGGGCGGCATGTGGCTCCGCGAGAACCTCTTCTCGTTCTGGAGCTGGGCCGAGATCAACGCACCGCGCTACGTCCGGCTCTTCAAGAATCTCCAGTACGAGGAAGGCGGCGATCCGTGGGCCACCGGCAAGCGCGTCGCCGGCGTCGCGACCAAGAAGGTCGGCGGCAAGGTGCTCAAGCGCGTAGGGCGCCGCGTGCTCCAGGCCCACATCGTGAGCGGGCTGGTGTGGCTGTGGAACATGACGCTTTTCCCCGACGAGGAGCGCGAGATCCGGCGCACCCGCCGCGGTCTACACGTCATCCTCGGCAGGAACGACGAGACCGGCGAGATCCACGCGATCCGGTTCGAGGGGGCGCTGTTCGATGCGCTCAAGTGGGTCGGGCTCTCGGACTGGCCCAACGACGTCGAGGATCTCGTCACGGGCCGGGCCGACTGGCGCGACAAGGTGGCCGAGATCCCGAAGGGTGCCGCCGACCGGACCATCAACGGGGTGCAGCCCTTCATCAAGACGCCGTTCGAGCTGATCGGCGGCTTCTCCACCTACCCGTCCATCTTCGGCGAGGGACGTCGCGGGCTCAGGCCCCGCCCGATCCGCGACCGCACTGAGCACGTCGTCCGCACGTTCGGCGGCTGGGCCGGCCTGGACAAGCTCTACAACGTAGTGATGGGCAAGCCCCGCCGCACCACCGACCTGACGGGCTGGCAGAAAGCCGCACGGTGGGTTGAACCGCTCCTCGTCTACCGCACGGACCCCCGCGAGGCGTCGTATTGGGCCATCCGGCATGAGGCGTCGAAGTGGGCCGAGGAGCATCTCAACAAGACATCGCCGGTGATCCTGCATCGCAGCGCCCGCTCCAATGCCCTCTACTACTACCGGAAGGCACTCATGTGGGGCGATGAGAAACGCGCCGCGAAGTGGCTCAACGAATACTTCAAAGAGGGCGGTAGCCCCAAGGGCCTCGAGCAGAGCCTCCGCACGCAACACCCCCTCTACACCATCCCGAAGCAGCACCGCGGCGCGTTCATGGCGGGCCTCTCCAAGAGCGACCAAGAGCTGCTCAGGGATGCGCTCATCTGGTATCAAAGCTGGTCCGGGAAGTCGGCCTTCTAGACCATCAACAAGGAGACGAATCCCGTGACTCGTGCGCGATGGAGGGAAGTATGCCGCAAGACTGCTCAGCAACACCCGATCCCCTGTGTCTCCACCGATTGAAGCAGCTCGAGGTAGCCACCCAAGGGCTGGCCGACAAGATCGACGAGCTCGACCGCTACCTGCGGAACGGGCGCATCGGTCGGATCGAGACCCGCGTGGTCGCCTTGGAAGAGCGCGTCAAGGCCGTCCAGGCCGAACAGGTCGAGGTCGAGAAGGCGGCTCGGGGCCTACAGTCCAGTTTCACGAAGCTGACGTTGCTGGTGGCCGGAGGAGGGAGCGTCGGGGGTGCAGCCGCCGCCATCATCGTCAAGGTCTTCGGGGGTTGAGATGCGGGCTCCCGACGTTCTCCGGGAAGCTCTCCAGGCGATGGAGGCCCGCGGCGCCGAACGTGACGCGACGGGCGGCGAGCGCAGCATGGCCCGCGCTGTCAAGGCCTTCAACGCCATCTACAACCTGGATCTCACCGAGGAGCAGGGGTGGATGTTCATGGTGATCCTGAAAGCTGCCCGCTCGGCCTACGGCACCCAGGTTCTCGACGACTACGTGGACGGCGCCGCCTACTTCGGACTGGCCGGTGAAGCTGCCACCAGGGACGGCGGCTCATGAGAGTTCCGCTTAAACGCCCGCCGCCACCGCCGGAGCCGAAGCGCATCCGGCAGATCATCGTCGTGTCCGACCTCCACTGCGGGTGTCGCCTCGGCCTGTGTCCGCCGGGCGGCGTCCAGCTCGACAACGGCGGGCCGTACTTCCCCTCCGACCTCCAGCGCCGTATGTGGGAGTGCTGGGAGGAGTTCTGGACCGAGTGGGTGCCCCGCAACACCCAGGACGAGCCTTTTGCCGTCGTGCTCAACGGCGACGTCGTCGAAGGCCGGCACCACCGGACCACCACGCAGATCAGTCAGAACCTCGCCGACCAGGCGAAGGTGGCGAGGGAGTGCATCCGGTACGCGCTGGACACCACCAATGACGCACCCCTGTATTGGGTGCGCGGCACCGACGCCCACGTCGGGCCTTCCGGCGAGGACGAGGAGCGCCTGGCCTCAGAGCTTGGCGCCGTGCCGAACGCGGTGGGCCAGTACGCCCGCCACGAGCTGCGTCTGCGGGTCGGCGAGATCCTCGTGGACATCCAGCACCACATCGCTCCGGTCAACAGCAACGCTTACGAGACCACGGCCTTGCAGAAGGAGTTCGTGATCGCTTGCGAGGAGGCGGGTCGGTGGAACCAGGAGGCCCCGGACGTCATCGTCCGCAGCCACCGCCACCGCCTCGCTAAGACGGAGGTGCCGACCGCCAAGGGCTCGGGCGTCGTCATCTCCACGCCGGGCTGGCAGCTCAAGACGCCATTCGTTTACCGCCTGGCCGGCGCCCGGCAGTCACTTTCCCAGGTGGGCGGCATTCTGGTGCGGCACGGGGAATCCCACATCTACACCAAGCACAAGGTATGGAGCATCCCGCGGGCTCCAGTGGAGGAGCTGTGAGCGACTACGAAACGCTGATGACCGAGGACGAGTACCACGCCGGCGTCGATCCCGTGCTCGAGGAGGCGCAGAAACAGATCCGGTGCTACGACTTCTGGACGGAGCGGGAAAGGGCCATCCTCGCCCGCTACTACCACCGGGTGCCCGCCTCGGTGATCGCCAAGAGACTCGGCAGGAGCATCCCCGCCGTCTACATGGCGGCGGTGCGCTACGGCCTGGCGAATCACAAGGAGCTCTGATGCAGTACCGCTACCCCCACCCCGTCATCATCGACCCGGGACACGGAGGCCCGGATCCCGGCGCAATCGGCCCCACTGGCGTCAGCGAGCAGATCGTCACGATGCTGGTGTCCCTGCGGCTGAAACACGCCCTCGAGAAGCTGGGAATCCGCACTGAGCTGACCCATCGCGGGACCGCACTGAGCGAGGACAAAAGGACCGACCTCCAGATGCGTGCCGACGTGGCGACCCGGCACAACGCCCTGTGCCTCGTCTCGATCCACTGTAACGCCGCCGACGACTGGCGGGCACACGGCTTCGAGGTCTGGACGACTCCCGGGCAGACGAAGGCCGACCCTCTGGCCGACCGGATCTATGCGTCGGTAAAGAACCAGTTCCCCGAGCTGCGGATCCGCACGGAAGACAGTGACGGCGACCCCGACAAGGAAGCGTGGTTCGCGGTGCTCCGCGGGACTCCCGCGCCGGCGGTGCTGGTAGAGCTGGCCTTCCTGTCCAACCCGACCGAGGAGATCCTGCTCAACAGCTCCGTTTGGCAGGAACGCATGTCGCAGGCGATTGCCCGGGCGATCGACCTGTGGTTGACCCACTAACCCCCAACAGGAAAGGAGAATCCAATGAGACGTTTCATGACGTTCGTGCTGGCGGTGTGCCTGCTCATGCCCGCCCTGGCACTGGCCGGCGATCAGGCCCTCGCGCCGATCGGCCCGATCCAGGTCCAGGCCGAGCTTGTGGAGCACGCTCCTGTGCCGTGGGGCCAGAAGCCCGTCATCGGCACGTACTGGCATTTTGGCACTCTGTGGGCCGATGCCAAAAACGCGGAGATCGAGTGGTGGGCTCGCTCCAACTATGAAGGATACCGACAAGTTTGGCCCTACGGGCTCGCCCGGACCCAGCGGTTCGAGTGGGATGACGCATTCAACGGCTACGTGGCCTACGTCCCGCGGCCCGACCTGCCGGCGAGCGCATGGCAGACGATCCTCCTCGAGATCGACGCCGAAAACGCCACCGCGACGATCAAGATCGGAGTCGTCACCGCCACCGGGCATTTCCCGTTTTGGGAGTGGTCGGATGCCCATTACTGGCAGATCGAGAACGTCGTGCCCCAATTCATGGAGCCTCGGGCTCAAGGCGGCGACCGCCACACTCCCGGCGAGTAGAAGGGAGACCGCATGCCTCTCAAGAATATCTTGAAAAAGGCCCTCCCCGTCCTCAAGGGGATCGCGCCGGCGGCGGCAGCGGCCCTCAGCGGCCCCTACGCCCCGATCGTCCTCGGCATCGCGAAGGGCTTGCTCGGGGAGAACGACCTCTCCGACGACCAGATCCTCGCCCAGATCGCCGAGGCGCGGCCCGAGGATCTCTTCAGGCTCCGCGAGCTGGACGCCCAGGTGGAGCTCGAGCGCGAGCGCCTGCGGATCTCGCGTGAGCAGATGTACCTCTCCGACGTGCAGAGCGCCCGGGAGCGGCACGAGAGGGTCCAGGACAAGGAGCCGGCGCGGCTCACCTACATCGCCATGGGGGCGCTGGTGACGGTGGTGGTCGCGTTCACAGTCATATCGGACATGACCGAGGCGCAGGCGTACCTCTTCGGCGTGCTGACCGGCGGTCTCCTCGAGCTGGTCGGCAAGGCGTACAACTTCTTCTTCGGCTCCTCCCAGGGCAGCAAGCTCAAGACGGAGCAGATCGCCGAGCATCTGGCGACACTGCGCTCGGAAATCCCCAGCCAGAAAGGCACGACCCATGGGTAGCGGGTACGGTGCCACCGCGGGAAGCGATTTCTGCACTCTGCACGGAAAGTGCAGATCCCCAATTGGGACACGCCTGGACACGCCCGGACACGGTCGGGACACGGTCCAGGACACGCTCTGAACTGACGCGACTCTCCTCCTTCCTCCTTAGCCGCTCCGGGCCACCTCCCACCCGGGGCGGCGCCTTTTTTGTTGTAGGATCCGTTGTAGTCTCAACAGGAAGTGCTTGATGGCACAGCACCAGCCATCGGCCTGTCACGCCGGAGGTCGAGGGTTCGAGTCCCTTCGGCCCCGCCAGCAAATACCAAGCAGCCCGGGGGTTTAGGCTCCCGGGCGTTTTTCGTCTGTCTCAATTAGACTGGCATAGACGTGGCGTAATGAGCCGCATCGTTGTAGGATTCGTTGTAGGATTCGGCTCAGCCGTCGAGCTTCTTCACGGCCTCCCGCACCGCCTCCAGGTCATGCGCGAAGTACCGCCGGGCGACCGTCCGCACGTCGTCCCCCAGGAGATCGGCCACCGCCTTCGGGGTCGCGACCCGCGCCAGGTGCGTCGCCCTCGAGTGACGCAGGCAGTAGATCGAGAGATCAGTGGGGATGAGGGGCTCCTCGGCTTTCTGCAGGAGCTTGTTCGCCGCCTGCACCGCCCCGGACCATGCCTTGCGGATGTCCACCCAGCGACGGCCCCACAATAGTCCGCGGGTCCGGTCCATGGAAGGAGCGAAGTTTTCCAGGATCTCCTCGAGCTTCGGTGGGATCGGGGCCACGATGCGCCTGCGGTTCTTGACCTCATCGGCGGGCCAGGTGATGAGCTTGCGCTTGAGATCGACCTGGTCCCGCCGCAGGGAGAGCACGTTGCCGGTGCGCGCCGCGGTGTAGTAGTGGACGGCGATGATGCCCCGGATCGGCACCCGGTTGCGCTTCGATGCCGCCTCCCAGGCGCCGGCCCCCTCGAGCAGCTTCTCCACCTGGAGGCGGCTCAGGGCGCGGATCTCGCGGCCCTCTTCCTCGAGCTTGAGGCGGCGGTGGAGGTCGTGCCCGGGGATCAGGCCGGCATCGACGGCGTGGTTCATGATGGCGATGATGTTGGTGAGATAGGCGTTCACCGACCGGGCCGACAGCGGGCGCTTCCGACCTCCACGCTTCACCGCCTGCCGGCGCCGGAAGTCGGAGCGCCACTCGAGGAGCATGGCCCGGGTGATGCTCTCCAGCCGGGCGCTGGCCCCGAACTCCTTCTTCAAGATGTCGAGACGGTACTCCTCCTTGTCGAGCCGAGTGCCGCGCTCGAGGCACGATCCCCGGTAGAGCTCCACGGCCTCACCCCACGTCGGGACGCCTCCGGGCCGGCGCTCGCGCAGCTCCTTGCGGAGCTTCTTCTCGATCTCGGCGCGCAGGGCCGCGGCCTCGATCTCGGCGGCGTGCTCCGAGGTCTGGCTCTTGGCCTTCCGGTTGACCTGCTTCTCGGCGATGAGCGCGCCGTCCTGGTCGCGGATCCTGACGGTGAATCGGAGGAGGAGGGTGTCGTCGGCGGCGCGGGCGATGTTGCGGGGCATCAGGGCCAGTCGTCGTAGGGGTAGACAGGCTCCTCGGTGGTTCCGGGCTCGTGCATCCCGTCGTCGTACCCGTCCTCGTACCCCACGCCGTAGCCATCGTGCCACGCCTGGCGGGCCTCTTCGTCGGGGAATGGCGTCGGCGTCGTGATGGGTGTCGGTTTGGGCCAGTCTGGCAGCGGGGACTCACCACCGGCGGCCCGGTCCCGAAGAGAGCCCAGCGTGGTCGCCACAACGGCCACCACCGCCGCGATCGGCACGGCGAGGAGGAGCCGGTCGAAGAGATCCCAAGGCGTCAGAGATCGCCGCTGACGATGCGGATCGCCGTCCCCAGCACCTTGACCCTTGTACTGTCTTCGACCTTCATGGCGGGCCAACGGCCATTGAGCCATTCAAGGTAGACCTTTCTGTCTCGGATCACCCACTGTGCAAGGTATCTCTTGTCCTCGACCTGGACAACGACGGTGTCCTGGCTCTGCGGTTTGATGCGGTCAGTGTCCACGAGCACCTTGTCGCCCGGTCTCACGCGAGGCGACATGCCGTCATCCGTGACCTCGATCACACATCGCCCGGGACCGGCGTCTCGAGAAGGCACAGGGTAGGTGTCGTCCGGCAGCTCTTCGAACCCGGAGTCCGGGATCCCTACGTAGAAGGGTACGTCCACCAACCCTCCCGTGAACGCAAGGCGGAATCTCCTAACCGGCTCGTTCTGTTCATCTTGTGACCAACCCGGTGGACCCGCGAGGAATTCTTCCTGTGAGAGTCCGAGCGCCTTCGCCATCCGGTGCTGTGTGTATCGAGTCCAACCGGCTCCCCTTAGATAGCGGTAAACGGTGCTCCTGTCAATCCCTAGCCTACGGGACGCCTCGGCAGGCCCCCAACCGCAATGTTCCATCCATGCGGAGAAGAGCGACCGCCCACGCTCATCCTTCTCGGCAGACATCGGACCTCCCTGCCTCGATACTCAAGCGCGGCCACTCCTGCAAGAAAAAATCGAAGTACCACGCCCCAGGTCAACGGACATTCTAAGGGCGCGATTCTACAAAATAGCACATTTGCGGTCAAAGTGCAACGTAGTGAGACATCTACGCGCAGCTATTGACACATCTGAAACGTGGTGCTACATTTGCCTTATGGCAAAACCGCAACGTCGTATTCTTGCAAAACACGAGGTGGCTCAACGACTTGGCGTCGGACGCACCACGGTCTACCGGATGGTGAAGGATGGGGAGATTCCCTACGTCCAGATCGGAGGGCGGCGATACATCTACGAGGATCTCCTCGAAGAGTGGATCCAGAAGCAGACCCACAAGCCCAAGGCCGAGTCATGACGCACGAGCTGGTCCGCGAGGTCGCCTCGCTCCGGGACGTGATCGAGCAGCTCGTCGTCAAGGTCGATGCGCTCGAGCGTCGGATGCCTGACACCCCGGATTGGGAGACGGCTGACCGCATCCCGCAGTGGTTCCCGGAGCGCAGGGGCCTCTCCCGCCGGAGCCTGGACCGCATGGCGGTGCGCGGCGAGATCCGGCGCCGCCGGCGCGGCAACCGAACCGAGTTCTACGTCCCTGATCTTCAACAGGTGCTCGAGGGGAGCGGGTTTTGATGTACGTCAAGTCCTCGCCATGGTTCGCTGCCAGACGCTACAGCACCCGCCTCAACGAAGGCTTCGAGATGCTGGAGGAACTGAACGGAGACGAAGCCATTGTCGAGGATCACCCCGGAGAACCCATTCCAAGCTCCTTCGCTCACCTGATGATCCAATCCAGGCGCCTTATCCGCCCCTACAGAGACGATAACGGCCCGCCACAGGAGAAAGCGCATTGGCGGCGTCGTGTGCTTCTCACCAACAACCGCCGGCGAGTGACCCTCGGCATCTGTGACGTCTATCGCTATTGCGATGTCTGCGGGAGGTTGCGCGCCAATAACAAGTTCATCAACGGCATCTGCCGTGTCTGTGACTGGCGCAACAGAGAGGAGGTGTCGTGACCGAGAAGCCCCGCCGGGCGCTGGACACGATGCGGAGGGCCGCACGGCTCTTCGGTCTGGTCATGCTGGACCGGGATCCCCACATCCAGCCCCGGCGACCCGTCAACCGTGGGCGCGCCTGCACCTGCCCGACGTGTGGCGGCATCGGCTGTGCGGAGTGCGAGGAGGGCGTCGTCTACCCCGACCAAGAGGAGTGAGGAGATGAAGCACAGCCACTCGGTGCTCGTCGAGCCCCTCCATGACGGCGGCTACCGCTGGACGGTGCGCTGCAATGGAGAGACCTGGATGGGCGAGGAGTCATCCCACTTCGAGGCGATCAAGCGCGGCAACGAGGTCGCCACCTACGTCGCCGGCGAGGAGGCGCTCGAGTCCCTCGCCATCAGAGTCGAGGCGGCAGGGAGGGTGTCATGAGATACCGGCACTTCCGCGGCCTGTGGGGCGGCGCCGCAACCGCCGCCTACGACCCCAACACAATGATCGGCGCGGTCTCCGTCTGCGCAAAGGCCGACCAGTTCTCGCGCAAGGAGGGGCGCCGGATCGCTGAGGAGCGCATCGACCGCATCCTCGACGGCCTGACCTACCGGAGGAGAGCCGGCACAGCGGTCTCGGTGGTCCTCGTGCTGCCTCGACTGGAGCGGGGACACCACTCTGGCAATCAGGCGTCGGACGCCTGGACCTGGCTCCAGCGCATCGCCATGAAGGAGAAGCTCCCGACGATGGTCTTCTTCGAGGGGGGCGGTGAAGGGAGGGCATCGTGATTCACGAGGCCCCTCATCCCAAGGCCGGCAAGGACGTCCACATCAATGTTGATCCTGGGGGCATCCTAATTTTCACGATCGAAGACTGGTGGGACCGGGTCGGCGGTGAGAGCTGGATGTTCTGTGACGGCAATCCCGCCTGCCTCGCATACGCCATCCGGTCGGGATCCAAAGAACTCCCCATGGACGACGAAGTGGTCTACGGCAAAGTCGGGCATCGCGGTGTGCTCGTCCATGTCTCTGAGATCCAGGAAGACGGTGCGCCATGAGGAACCCTCCCAACCCTTGGCTGTCCGACGACTCGGAAATCACGCTCCGCGACCTGTTCGCGGCGTTCGCTCTAGTCGCCGACCGCGGTCCCTATAAGGGGCGACACTACGGCGAAGACGCGCACGAGTACTACCAGATCGCCGACGCGATGCTCCAGGAGCGAGAGGAGGGTGAGCGATGAGCACCTACCCTCCCGGCTACTGGAGCGACCCCCGCAACCCTGACCTGTGGCCCCCGATTCGCGTCACCTGCGCCTACTGCGGCGACCGCTTCGCCCCGGAGGACGTGACGCCGCTCGGCGACGAGCTGACGCCCGAGCACGAGCGCATCTACCTGTGCGGGCTGCTCGCGGATCCTCAGAAGCGCGGGTGCGTCCACAAGTGGGTCTGCCGACGGTGCGGGGCGGTGGTCTACGGCTCGGACCTCGACCGCACGACGATGACCTGCGCCGACTGCGATTGGGAGGTATCCCATGGGGCGTAGGCGGCGCCTCAACCACCGCTGGGAGAAGAACGATCTCCCGCACCCGGTCGAGCGGTGCGAGCGGTGCGGTGTCGTCCGCGCCACCGGCCCCTTCATGGCGATATGGGGGGGCCAGTGCGTCGAGTACACCACGCCGGCGGGTGAGGTCGTGAGCCGCGGCCCCCGCAGAGCTGCACCGCCGCCCATCTGTGACCCGGCTCTGTACGAAGGGAGGTGACGACTCTTGGCCCGAAGCGCATTACCAACGCTCCACTCGAGAGGAGAGCACGATGTCACTCAAGGACATCATCGCATCAGGTGGGGGATGGGCACCGCCACGCCTCGTCCTGTACGGGGACGAGAAGGTCGGCAAAACCTCGACGGTCGCCCAAGCCCCCAATCCACTGTACCTCGGCACCGATGACGGTCGGCGACGGCTGGGTGTGGACGGGCTTCCGATCCCCGCCACTTGGGATGAGTTCGTCGGCCACCTCGAGCAGGCCGTGAAGGAGGCCCCGGGCCTCGGCTACGGCTCTCTCGTCACCGACACGCTCAACGGGATCGTCGAGCTCTGCGCCGAGCACGTCTGCGCGACGCAGTTCGGCGGGAAGTGGAACGACACTCGCCACGGCTTCCTGGCCTGGGGAGGAAACCAGGGCTGGGGGGCGGTCTCCGAGGAGATCCGGCGCATTCTGCCCCTGTACGACCAGGTCATCGACGCCGGCCTGTGGGTGATCCTCATCGCTCACTCATCCACGCAGAAGGTCCGCAACCCGATCGACGGGGACTACGACCGCTTCGCGCCGGCGATGGACCGGCGGGTGTGGGCGCGGGTCGCTCAGTGGGCCGACGTGATCGTCCGCGTGGACTACGACACCACGTTCCTGGAGGACGGGGGGCGGCGACGGGCCGTCACCGACGGCACCCGCGTCCTACGGTGCGGCGCCACCATCGCCGACTCCGTGGGATGCCGCGTCGGGTACGAGCTGCCCGAAACCATCCCCTTCGCCTGGCAGTCGATCGAGGACCACCTCGGCAAGCGCACCGGCGAGATCACCGGGCGCCTGCGCGAGCTGTGGCCCCTCATGACCAAGGACGAGATGAAGAAGGCCGTCGCCTTCCTCGGCGTCGATCTCGAGGAGCTGGACAAGGCTCCGCTCCACAAGTGCAAGTCGCTCATCAACCGCCTCGCCGAGAAGGAGGCCGAGGCCACACCGGAGGAAGTCCATGCCTGAGATGCACCCCATCGGCACGTTCGACAACACGAAGATCATCGACCACGGTTTCGACGAGTCCAGCAGGAAGGGCACGCTCTTCCTCTGGATCAAGTTCCAGACCGAGGTCGGCACCATCACGGGCCGCTTCTACATGACCGACGGCGCGGTCGAGCACACCCTCGAGAAGATCGCCAACGCCGGCTTCACCGGGGACTCCCTCCTCGAGCTGAAGGACGGCCAGGTGCTCGTCGGCAACCTGTGCCAGATCACCGTCGATCACGAGGACGTGGATGGCCGCGTCGTGCCGAAGGTCGGGTGGGTGAACGAGAATTTCGCCACCGCCGGCCCGAGCCACAACGAGAAGGCCGCTGCCAACGTCAAGCAGTTCGACGCGCTGTGGCGCAAGACGATGAAGGATCGCGCCGCGCAGGAGGACGTCCCGTTCTGATCCGATGACCCAGGGAGGGGGTTCGCCCCCTCCCCCTTTTTCGATTGGAGAGAGAGATGCTTCGGATCTCATATAGCAGCACATCGACCTTCCGCGAGTGCCCGCGGAAGTACCACTACCGCTACCGCATGGGGAGGGTGCCGACCACCGATGCGGATGTGCTCCGGCTCGGCAAAGCGGTCCACCAGGCCCTCGAGCACTGGTGGGAGGACGGTCCCGAGGCCGCTCGCGGCTTCCTGCTCACCAACGCCGACATCATCACGCCGGTCGAAGCCGCCAAGGTCTCGGCCATGCTCGAGCACTACAACCCACCCCGCGATGAGTACGAGGTGATCGCCACCGAGAAGCGCTTCGAGCTGGCGCTGCCGGACCCCTTCGGCGATGAACGGAGCGACTCGGTGATGCAGCTCGGGGAGGCCGTGCTGTGGCGGGGGTACGCCGATTCCGTGCTCCTGGACAAGCGGTCGGGCAAGACGGTGGTCCGTGAGTGCAAGACGACCTCGGAGGAGATCATCGGCTTCGGGCCGTTCTGGTCGCGAATCGCCATCGACGCGCAGACCGCTCTCTACAAGCTGGCCTTCGGGGCCGACGGCATCGTCTACGACGTGCTCCGCAAGCCGATGCACCGGGTCTCACAGGCCGATTCCAAGGGCACCGACAACGAGCTGGACGCCATCGCCAACTACCGCGAGCGGGTCTCCGGGATCATCGCCGCGGCGCCCGAGGAGTGGTTCCAGTGGCGTCCCCTGTGGCGGGACGCCGACGACATCCGGGACGCCCACATTGATCTCTGGCAGACCACGCGGAAGATCCTGTGGTCGGAGAAGCACGACGCCTTCGAGAAGCACGACAACGCCTGTCGCTCCTTCTACGGCATTTGCCCCTATCTGGACGTTTGCGCCGGGCGCGCCTCCCTCGATGACGAGGCCCTCTTCATGGACCGCGAGGAGCGGACCGCATGAAGCTCGCCAAGCCCATCGAGACGTGGTACAAGGGCCAGCTCTACCGCTCCAAGCTCGAGGCGTGCTGGGCCGCGTTCTTCGACGAGCTGGGCCTGCGCTTCGAGTACGAGCTGGACGCCTACGAGCTGCCCTCCGGCAACTACCTGCCCGACTTCCTGCTCGTGGACGTGGCCGGTCACACCGGCGTATGGACCGAGATCAAGGCCACAACCCCTACCGAGCGCGAGCTGGAGCTCTGCCGCGAGCTGTGCGAGGGCACGGGCCGCGAGGTCGTGATCCTGTGGGGCCAGCCGATGACGCACGTCGAGGCCCTCCAGGCCGGCGGTGACGACGACCTCTGCGTAGCGATGGGCTGGGTGCCCGCCGATGACGACGGCGGCGTGAGCGGCATCGTGGAGCACCGGGGCGCCTCACCGCTCGGGTACTGGCGCCCGAAGATGTCGCACGAGCAGCTCTACCGGGCGGCGTGGACGGCGCACAAGGCCGTGCGGTGGGATCCCTCGCTGGCGGCGGTCTACAGGGCCGACGTGGATTGGAGACGGCGGGCGCGATGACGGGCAACCCCGTCGATCGCGTCCTGGAGGCGCTCGAGGCCCACGGTTGCCGTCCGAAGGCCAAGGGCGACCATCATCAGGCAAAGTGCCCCGCGCACGGTGGGAAGGACTACGACTCGCTCACCGTGTCGCGGGGCGATGACGGGCGGGTGCTCCTCGCCTGCCACTCCCGCAACTGCTCCTACCCCGACATCATGCACGCCCTCGGGCTCGAGGAGGCTGACGGCTTCGAGCGCACGGCGGTCTACCAGGGCCAGGTAATCGGCCTCCGGCGGTGCCCCGATCGCGAGGAGCTCGAGCCCGAGGAGACCTACGACTACACCGACGAGAAGGGCCGGCTGCTCTTCCAGGTGCTTCGCTACCGCATGAACGGCGGCAAGACGTTCCGGCAGAGGACCAAGGACGAGTCGGGAGGCTGGGTCTGGTCGCTGAGGGGCGTCACCCGCGTCCTGTACCGCCTGCCAGACCTCCGCAAGGCGATCGCCGAGCACCGCACGGTGTACGTGGTCGAGGGCGAGAAGGACGTCGAGACGCTGCGCCGGCTGGGCCTGACGGCCACCTGCTGCTGTGGCGGGGCGTGCGACAAGCCCGCCAACTGGCTCCCGCAATACACCGAGACGCTGCGCGGCGCCGAGGTGGCGATCCTGCCGGACAACGACGAGCCGGGCCGCAAGCACGCCAACATCGTGCTCGAGGCGCTGGAGGGCGTCGCCAAGCAGGTGCGGGTGGTGGACCTGCCGGACCTCCCCCCGAAGGGCGACGTCTCCGATTGGGTGCAGGCCGGCGGCACCGCTGAGCAGCTCGAGCAGCTCTCCCATGAGCCCGAGCTGGTGGTCGTGGACCTGCTCGATTTCCTCCAGATGGAGCTTCCCGAGAAAGAGCTGATCGTCGAGCCCTGGCTCCGGTGCCAAGACCTCGTGATGATCCACGCCTGGCGCGGCGCCGGCAAGACGTGGTTCACCGGCGATGTGGCGATCGGCATCGCCACCTTGTCGGAGTGCGTCGCCTGGAAGGTCGCGAAGCAACAGCGCGTGCTGTACGTGGACGGCGAGCTGCCCGGCGCGATGCTCCAGAAACGGTTCGCTCAGATTGCCGCGAACAAATCGCAGGGCTGCGAGCACGGCTGGTTCCAGGTTCTCACCCCCGACCTACAACCGAAGTTCCGGCCCTCACTCAAGACGCCCGCGGCCCGCGCCCGCTTCCGCGACATCATCAACCTGTACAAGCCCGAGGTCATCTTCCTCGACAACCTGAGCTGCCTGTACGGCGGCGAGGAGAACGACGCCGCGGCGTGGGACGAGATGCAGGAGCTACTGCTCATGCTGCGCTCGGATGGCCGCGCCGTGCTGCTGGTCCACCACTCGGCGAAGACGGGCGTCCAGCGCGGCACCTCGCGTCGGGAGGATGTGCTCGACACCGTCATCCACCTGGTGCGCCCGAACGACTACCGGAACACCGATGGCGCCCGCTTCGAGGTGCGCTTCGAGAAGGTGCGCGAGGACGCGAGCCAGCTCACCGAGTTCGAGGCCAAGCTCGAGACCTACACGGACGGCTCCATGCACTGGTCGATCCTCGACCTCGACACCTCCACCGCGAAGCAGATGGCCCGCCTGATGCAGGAAGGGCTCACCAAGAACGAGGCGATGAAGGAGCTCGGGATCTCCCGCTCCACCGCCTGGAGAGCCGTCAAAAAGGCCGAGGAGAAGGGATGGCTCTGATGTTTCCATTTCCCGTGTTTCACCGTGTCAGTCCTAAAGAGACTGACACAGTGAAACAACAACACCCTGAGCATGAAACAGGTGAAACAAATCGTGAAACAAGGGGGTCTCATGGACTCTAAGTCCCTTGCGCGTCAATGTGTCATGCGTTTCACGGCAGGAAAGGAGATGAAACAAGACCGTGAAACACGTGTTTCACCCCCCCTGAAACAAGGGGTTTCCGTGTCCAAAGATTGGACACTGGATTTGCAGTGGTGGTTGAGGGGCCAGAGCGTCGCCCGACGCGAGCGATTCGAGGCCCTCACCGAGACCTACCAGCTCGACGGACTCTCCGAGCACGACGCGGGTCTGCTCGCAATGCGGCGGCTCGGCGGCAAGGTGTCGGATGAGGCGTTCGAGCCTAACGATGACTGGTCCACAAAGTGGATCCCCTACCGGAAGGAGAACAGAACGTGAGCTATGAAGTGTCTGAGTTGGTGAAAACCTACCTCGTGGCCCATGCGGCTGCCTCGAGGCCCCTGCACAACATCCTGATCTATCCCGTCGACAACGGCTACCTCGTGGTCGTCGGGTGCAGGAGATTCGTGATTCCGACCTCGGGTGTGCTGCTCGAGCTGCTCGAGGAGTATCTGAGCCATCCCCGGGAGCTGGAGAAGGCAGTGGCCTTGAACGATGGGCCGTTCGAGCTGGGTCGTCCCGTCGAGGGGGCGGCGCTCGGAATGATGCAGCAAGCAGCGGTCTATCCACCGCCCGCACCTCCTCCAGAGGTGACGGAGGTGGACCGTGGCTAGCACCAGCATCGAGACCGTGCATGAGAAGAGGACGGGGCGCCGGCCCCTGAGCGAAGAGCGGATGAAGGAGACCCTCCAGAACGTGAAGTCGGCGCTCACCGATCGGTCGGTGACGATCCTCAGGGTCGAGAGCGCCAAGGAGGAGCTCAAGGCGGCGAAGGAGACCCTCGACGGCATCGAGGGCTACATCATCAAACTCAACGAGCTGATGGTCCACGGCGAGAAGGGCGACATCGACGTGGACGTCACCTACGACTACGGCAACTCGTGGGTGACGGTGTTCGATGGGGAGACCGGCGAGATCCTCGAAGAGCGCGAGATGACGCCGGAGGACCGACAGAGCAGCCTCGTCCTGGACGAGGACGAGGATGAGGATTAGCCGACGCCGAAGCCTGAGCCTGAGTCCGAGCCCGCGGTCACGTTCGGCGTGCCCCGGATCGAGCTGGACGAGGACGACCCGGGCGACGAGTACCCCGACCGCTCCAGCGGTCACTTCACAGGAGCCTCGGAGTGATGGCTCACTCCTGTCTGTTCCCCTGGCCCGGGTTTCCGGGCCGGGGGCCTTTTCGGAGGTGACGATGCCGATCTACGAGTACGAATGCGAACGCGGCCACCGCTGGAGCCTGCTGCGTTCGGTGGCCCGGCGCCACGAGCCGCCGCCGTGTCCCGTGTGCCAGAGCTGTGGGGCGCTGATGCCCTCCGTGCCGCTGCCGCCGTGGATTCAGGGCGTGAGCAACGTGCATCAGGGTTGGAGCAAGGACATCCAGGATCCGATGTATGAGCCGGATGGGGAGGTGTGATGTGGCTCTCTACCTGGTGATGTTGTCAGTCGATGAGTACCTCCCGGAATCGCAGCGGTACGTGTGCCTAACTCCCAGCAAACCAAGATCACCGAACGAGGCGCTCGGTATCGAGGCGGCAGTTATGCCGTATCCCGCATGGAAAAAAGCAACGGGCATCAAGATCGAAGCCGGTCAAGTCCTGTCCTTAGCTGTGCGCCTAAAGGAGGTGTGATGGACGACGTCCGGCGAGAGCCCGCGCCTCTGATCCAACGAGGATCCGAGCTTCTGCTCTGGATGCTGATGGCGCCCGGCTGGGTGCGACGGGTATCGAAGTACATGCCCCACCAAGGGGCCAAGGAGATGGCCCGGAGGCGCCGGCAAATCGAGCGCGGCGTGCTCCGGGCTGGGAATCGAGGTGTGACATGCGACGAGGAATCGTGATCTTCGGGTGTCTGCTGCTGGGCGCCGGCCTGGCGATCCCGCAGGTGGGCCACTTCCCGTTCGGTGACGTGAGCATCGGCATGGTGTTCGCGGATCCGAACGGTGTGGACCATGAGCTCTACGTGAGCACCGAGGGGCCATGGATCGAGCTGATGATCGACGACGTCTCGGTGTGGATGGATGCGCGGCAGGCCCGGGCCGCGGCGCACTATCTGGACCTGGCCGCGGATGCGGCGACGCCGATCGAGGAGGGTGAGCGGCGGGGACGACCGCCCAAGTGGGGTGAGTGATGGAACAGATTAGTCCCAACGCTGACGGGACGTGCTCGCGGGAGTGCCCGCAGTTCTCCGAAGTAGATGATTATTGCCGGGCAGTCAAGAGCGCGAAGATGAGGACTGGCTCCGAAATTTGCCCCATCGCCTACCAGCGG